AAGAGGCTGATGATAAAACAGATTATGATTTTAAATATAGAGGTAATGGTCAACAACATAATAAGAACTTAGAGTTTTTAAATTCATTAGCAGATGAAGGTACTGAAGAAGATGCTGATTTACAAACTGCAAAAACTGAGTTAGAAAAAGAATTAACTAAAAAAAGAGATGATTTAAAATCACAAATAAAATCAGAAACATTTAATCCTACTCCTTATGTAGAAGTAGATAAAGGTGATGGAAGTGGAAAACCAAAAATGATGCTTCTTGTACCTCAAGAAGAATTAGAAAATGCATTTAAAGATTATGTAAAATCACAAATACCTTATTTAAAAGATGTAATTATTAAAGATATAAAACAAGGTATTATATCTTTTGATTTAATTTTTGAAAATGGATTTACATTTGATAGAGGTGAATTTCCACTTGTAAAAGGTTCACTGGGTGGTATGATAGTTACTGATGCTAACTTATCAGAATATAAAGTAGCAATAGATTGGATTATTTCAGAAGAATATAAAGCAGAACTTGCAAAATTAGAACAAGAATCAAAAAAATCAGGTAAGTTAACTCAAACTCCAGTAGAATTTGGAGAAGAAATGTCCCCAACTGAAGGTATATGGTATAAATCTAAACCTGCATCTAATCATAATTCAATAGTTGAGTTTTATGATAACAATGAATTTTCAATAATTTTAGATGAAAAAGTTATTGGTAGAATTTTAAATATGGACCCAGGTATACTGATGTTCCCTATTATAAATGATGAAACAGGAGAAAGAATAGATAACCAAAATCCAAGTGAAATTATAAGAAAAATGGTCAAGAACAAGTTAAAACTAAATCTATTGAAGAACAAAAAGCTGAGATAGAAAGAAGAAAAAAACTATCTGGATGGATTGCATCTTATGAATTAGCAAAAATTGCAAAAGAAGAAGGTGTTGATTTATCTAAATTATCTAGAGAAGAATATGCAGAATATGCTATTAAAAACTATTTAAAAATAGATGATACTCAACTTAGAACTAATCCAAAACATAGAAATGCTACAACTGTACAAGAAGTTGGAGATATTATAAAAGCAGATAGAGCTTCTTTAACAGAAGAAACTAAAAAAGCATTTGATTCATTTTATAGAGCAATGATGGCTATTGTTAATAAGCCTCAAGCAGAAAGATATTTAGCTCAAAGTGTAAGATTATATTCAGGTACTAAAGATTCTGATTCTTGGTTATATTTTGGCATAAATAATGGAACAAATACTAATGAAAATTTTACACATAAAAGTTATTTTTCATTAAAAGATCTTAATGATTTTTCTCCAGAAATGTTTAAAGACTTTATGATTGAACTTCAAAAAAGAGGTTATAATGGTGATGTTAAAATATTTCAAGATTTAGAAGTTCAAGGTCCATCATTAAGTGATCAAGTTGTAATGCATGGATATTCAGAAGCAGATGCTAAACTAGCATTAGAAGTAGCTAAAGAATTTTATGGAGATAAAATATTAGAATCATCGTATGGTAAAGATGAAATTATAAATGGTAAAAGTAAATCTTATAGTCAAATACTTTCTGATAAAATTAAAAATGAAATTGATTCTAAAAATGTTGATGAAGAATTAGCTGCATTAGAATCTCAATCTGAAGTAGATCAAGAATATCAAGACTTTATTAATGGTATTATTACTGGTGAACGTATTAAATCAATAGGTGAAAAACTTGCTACTAATAGAACTAACGAATTAACTGATTTTGAAAATCAGATATTAAAAGATGAAAAAGGAAAACAATTAATAGATGAATATTTAGCAAAAAGAAAACAAGCTGAAGATAAAAAAGAAAAGAAAAGTGAATATACCGCAAAAGAGTTTATACAAAAATATTTAAATTATGAATTTAAAGATGATAGTGGTAAAACATATAAATTAGAATTCTTAGATAAGTATTTAGATTTTCTTAAATTAGCAGATGCTAATAATACTATCATTAGAGTAATTAACGATAAAAATCAACAAGGTAAAATCTTTGCTCAAGGTAATGTTATTACTATTAATGTTTATCATTTTAATGATCAATCTCAAAAACTTATTATTGATGATAAAATATTAAGTGAATTATTTGTACATGAAACTATACATACATTTATTGGATCAAGTTTAAAAACTAATAATGCATTCTTTAATGAGATGAAAGGTTTTGTTTTAAGTATGGGTAATTCTAATGACTTAACAGAAGCTCTTGATGGTATTGCTGATAATATTAAAGCTCAAATTAGACAAGTTAATAAATTAGAAGATAGTCCAGAAAAAGTAAAAAAACTTAATATTTTAAAACGTGCATTAGAATCTATAAACTATTCTAAAAACACTATTCTTGATAAACTAAAAGAATATGAAAAAGATAAAGTTAAAATTTCTCCTGAGGCTGCTCTTAAAAACGCAGAGGCTTTAGGTCTAGAAGAGTTTATTGTTTTAGCTTTATCTGAACCTGAGTTTGCATTTTATTTGAATACAGTGCCATCTGATAAAGCTACAGAGGATGGTCCTAGTATGTCTATGTGGCAAGTACTTAAAAAGATATTATTTAAAATACTTGATGCTGTATTAAATAATAAAAGTAGATTAGCAGAATTAAATAATATGCTTGATAGACATTTAGCTAAAACAGCTAAAGGTTTAGATTTAATTAATATTCAAGAATATTTTGATTTAGGATACATACTTGATAAAGGTATATATACAATTAATATTGGTACAGAGGTTAGAGATATTGTAATTCTTGATATGGAAGGTGATAATATTATATATACTTTTCCTAATGTATTAAGTGATCCAAGAATAAAATATACAATGTCTAAAGAAGAGTTTTATAATAGTGATCCTGTATTAAATGAAAACTTTAGATTTGAAGAATTTATAAATCAATTAAATAATTTAGAACTTACACCTGATAACTTTCAAAAAGAATTTCAAAGATTAAAAGATCAAGTATTATATGATCATCTATCTATAGATACTAAATCTAAAATTGATGAAATACTTGATAGTATACAAGAGCAAATTGAAGCTGATATTAAAGATGATAGATTAGATAATTTTGCTGATCAAATTGAAAAGAAAAAGTTAATATCAGAAATAGAAGGTATATTAAATAACGCATCTACTGAATTTGGTATTGATAGTGATCAGTTTAAAACTTTAAGCAGAAAAGCTTTACTTAGAATTAAAGAAATATCTGATAATGTAAATGATATTCAAAATGATAATTTTATTAAACTTGCTAAGTTAACTGAGTTTAGTGATTCTTTTAAACATATCTTTACAGAATTAGAAAATATAAAAGAGGTTTTAAATAATAAAATAATTGAAACTATAAAAGATAAGTTATCAAAAGAAACTAATTTAAATATGTTACTTCGCATAAGAAATAATTATTTAAAAGGAGTAAATAAATTAAAAGATGCTTTTAATAACGAAGCTAATAGATTAAAAACACAATTAAATGATGATGATTATGAACTTCAGTTAATTATTAATTCTACTAATTTAGATAATATTGAAGAGAGATTAGAAAGAGAATTTATATCTAGATTGTCTGATGATGATATTAAAAATACATCTGGTGTAAGATATGCTCAAATTATTAAAGATGGTAAAGTTAATAGATACTTATATACAATAAAAGGAATTACTGAAAATGGTTATTTATTAGAAGATGGTAATAATAAAATATTAGAATTTTCATTTGATGAAGTAATTGATTTATCTGAAAAATCAGCTTATTATCAAGGGTATTCTAATAAAGAAGAAATTTTTGATGAAGATTATGCTAGATCTATCTTATTTGATTCAGTAAAAATAAATAGTAAAACTTATATTAATGATCTTCTTAATCATACAATTTTAAAAAATTTAACTGTATTAAGATTTCCTGATAATCCATATGATATTGCTAAATCAATAGCATTAATATTAAATAATATACCTAATGATATAATTGACCTTAATAATAAAAAGAATGATGATATTAAAAAATTACTTAAAGAATTAATTATTAAAGCTGCTGAAAAAACTGAATCTGGAAATTATAAATTAAATTCAGATCAAGTAGAAAAATTAGTTAAAGAACTTTCAGATAAGTTAATAAGAGATCCTCGTTTTGATAGAGAACTAAAACCTATTAGTGGTTCAAAATTATTTAGTTCATTCCTTAATAGTTTAAGTGAAGAACAAAGACAAAAGACTAACTTAGGAGGTAACATTAGAATTTCTGTTAATGTTTCAACTAGAGCTAATAAGCTTAAGGATAAAATGAAAAGTACATCTAAAGATAACATAGATGAAAAACTTAGACTAGGTTTAATTAAAGCTAATACTACTAAAAAAGAAGCATTTGAAAATAATGAAGAAGTAATTGGTATTCATATGTGGGAGGACATCTCAGTTGATTATGAAATTAATGTAGCTAGAGAAGGTGCAAAACCAAACTGGGTTAGAATAGGTAGTGCTAGAAATCCTTATGCTTATAAAGCAATTAAAAGAGGTATAGGTGGACTTAATTCAACTGAAGTAGTTAGGAGTCCAGCTCATATATATTTAGAATATAGTAAAGAAACTAATCAAGATGAAAAGAATAAACTTGTTGATGAGTTTAATAATTTATATTCTGTAAACAATCAACCTGTAGATAATGCTACATTTGAAGCAATTGGTAAATCATGGTTAAAACAAAAGAAATTATATGATGCGTTAAGTAAAAAGTTTAAAGAACAAGGTGATAAAGGTTTTACTATTGAAGGTGAAGAGTTAAGTAACATAATGTCATTCTCATTTACTGGTGGTAATTTTGATTTTGTTAAAAGACCTGATTCAAGAAAAACATTAAATCAAATAGCTAAAGAAGATAATAATAATGTAGAGTTATTTAAAATAGAAACTGAAGATGGTGTAAGAGAATTTGCTGTTGTTGATTTAGGTGATACTAAAAAATCAGAAAAAAGTAGAAGAGATATTTATAATACTGTAGATGGTAAATCTATAGAAGGCGTTAGCCGTTATGACTATTTAGATATTAATCAAAAACAAAATTATGGTAGATATTGGTTAGTAATGAAAGATGTTACTGGTCAACTTAGATTCTTATGGTTAAAACCTAGAAAAGCTAAAACTACTGATTTAAATAAATTTACTGATTCTATTAATAAAAGAGTTAATGAGTATAATGAAGGTAAAATAAACAAGAGTCAATTAGAAAACTTTGTTAGAGATGAATACAGAAAAAGTATTTATTTAGCATTACCTGCTTTACCAGAACTTAATTCCATTAATACATTCTTAAATATTGAATTTAATAAAGATGGTAAAACTTTAAAAAAAGATAAAAATGGAGCATATGTATTTAATTTAAAAATAGATCCTCAAACTCCTAACTTAAGTCCAACTCCAAAAATGTTTGTTAATAATTTAAATTTAACAGATGGTTCATCATTTATAAGTAGTTTATTTACAAATAGTAAAATAGCGTTAAAGAATATTAATACTAATTTTATGGCTATTACTGAAGATAATATACGAATATCATTTGATCAATTTGAAGATATGGATAAATCAAAGATTCAAGATTTTATAATGGATATATTTGAGATACCTGTTAATTCTAATATTTATAGTACTAATAGATTATTAACTAATATTTCTGATGATATTACTTTAGAACAAGAACAAGAAGAAGAATTAGAATTTGAACAAGAGGAAGAAGATGATTTATTATCTAATTTAACTGAACAGGAAAAAGAACTCTATTATAATTTAATGCAAATTGATCCTTATGCAGCTAATATAATTAATGCAACTAAAGAAGATAATTTTATAACTAATGCTGGTAATATAACACCAGATAACGTTAGTAAAAAATTAGGAATAAGTAAAGATCAAGCTAAAAGAAGTTTACAATTATTAGTAGATTCTGGATACTTAATTAAGAGTGGTAAGTATTACAAGTTAAATGAAAACTTTGGAATAGAAGAAGAATTTGAAGCTAAAGAAGATATAATTCCTGAAGAAGATTTAAGTTTAAACGAAATTAGAGAAAAACTTTTAAATTTAGAATCTGATAAATTTTTAGGTAGATCAGTTAGAGGTAAAATTAATGAACAAGAATATAAAGATTTAACTAGTAAACTTGCTAGTAATACTCAAGATTCTGATTTACGTAATCAAGTTGTAGACTTATTACTTCAATATTATCAAGAAGGTAAGTATACAGAAATAATTGATAAATTATTAGATGATACTAAATTAGGTAAACTAACTAAAACTATAGAAGAGGATCCAGATTTAATACGTAAGAAATTAAAAGGTTGTCCTAAAGGTTAATAAATAAAAAAGGGTAGATTTTTAGTCTACCCTTTTTCTTTTTATAAAACCTAACTATTAAAACGTTCTATTTAAATTCTTTGTCATTTCATCTAAGTTAGTTGCACTAGTAATATTACCAAATAGTTTTAAACCTTTAGCATATAATTTGCTATCACCTTTTTTAAATATACCTTGCTCTTTTTCATATACTGCAAAAGGATCAGCAACTTGTGATAGAAAACTATAAGCTCTATCTACAGTACCATTAAATGCAGTTGGACTTTTAAAAAGCTTCCAGTTATCACCAAAGAAACTAGGTACAGGAGCTAATGAACCAATTTCTTTTCTAAGTCTAGTAAGTTCATATAAAGCTAAAGCTCTAAATGCTGATACATCTTCATCATCTTCATCATCACCTATAGCTAATACAGCAACTAATAATCCTAATAATAAATAAATACCTAATTCCATAGTTGCTCTTCTAACGTTAGCTTCTTCAAATGGTTGTAAACCTGTATCTTGTTTAGTACCACGGAAACTATTCATAAACATTGTACTTAATTTTTTCCAATCAGTAAATAAGTAACTAAAAAATGTTATATAATAACCTTGTCTAATAACACCTACTTCTTCATTTCTATAAAGTTTACCCCATCTTCTTCTAGCCATAGGTACTAAGAACTTTCTATACATCATAAGTAATCTACCAAATACATTTCTTTGTATGTGAGTTTTATCAAATGTAGCATAGTTACCTTGAAGATCTTTATTAATACCATGAAGTTTAGCTCTAATCTGCATATTCTTTTTACTTCTTAAAAAAGGAACACCATCTATATCTTTTATACCTTTTGCTATAACTTTACCATCAGCATCAAGTTCCATAGATGTTAATAAAGTATCTTTAATTTTATTAAATTCTACTTTTGCTTTTTTCTTTTCATCATAAGTAAGTTCAGATCCTTTATCATTAGTTTTCTTTTGCATGTAATCTTCTATGCTATATACTTCACCATTAATAACTTTATAACTATTAAGTAAAGCATACATTGATGTAGCAGCAGCTTCAATTTCACCTATGTTATTATTAATAAACCAAGTACTTGATCTTAATGCTAAATTAAGTTTTGATGCAGTTAAATCATTACCATATTCATCTTGGAATGTACCTTGTAAAGCATCATACATATCAAACAATTGACCTGATAAAGTTTCTCTTGATATCTTACCAAAATCTTTTACCATATCCATAGTAAGTGATCCTATCTTATTACTACCATAATATACTAATTTTTTAGCATAACCCCAATCTTTAAGATTATAATGATCAGCGGCCCAACCTTCTAAGAATATTTGTGTATTAGCTTGTAAGTAGTTAGCAAAACCTTTAATCCAACCAGTAGATGTAATACCACCTATTTGAGCATACGATGCTGCAGTCATAAGACCATCTAATAACTTATCTACTCTTACAGGCCCTACTACAGGAATGTTATAATTGATTTCATTATTCTGATCATCAAAGAATTGCATTTCAGTAAATGATCTAAGTAATGCACCTTCATAAGTTTCACCTTCTTTGCGTACAAACTTTTCTATACCTAGTTTTTTAGCAACAGCATCGATCATTTTATTACCTTGTGCATCTCTTTCTATAGCACCACCTTCAGTTGATTTATCTCTTTTATTAATTAAATTTAAGATAGCTCTCATTTGAGGTAATATTTCACTCTTAGCTTTAAATCTTTCTGCTTGTTGTATATAAGATAATATAGAGCTTACAACGTCTCTACTGACATTTTCTATATCAATGTGATATACATGTCTAAACGGAAGAGATCTATTCTCTAATGATGTACTATAAGTTGCAGTACCTTCAATTAGTTGATCTTCATCTAAATCTATATCTTCACCAGATGTAGATAAATGTCTCATTATATTATCATTTTCTATTTCTCTAGTAGCTTTATTTCCAAATTTAGTTTGCCACCAAGATCCAACTCTTTGTTTAAATTTACCTTCTATTAATTCTTCTCTACCACTCTTATAAATATACGGTAATCTGTTACCTAATCTGTAAGCAGCAGGCATTTCTGCTTGTGCTTCTTTGTACTTTTTCATAATAACATTATAAAACTCTTTCCATTTAGGATCAAGTTGTTCATATTTAGAGTTTACCCATAAATGTTTTTTAGGTAACATATATCCTAATTGATCTGTGACTTTATCAAGATCAGTTCTAATATATTCTTCTTTTATCTCTGGTGATTTATATAAATAATTAGGAAGTAATTTTACACCTTCAGTTAAAGTTTCATCAATTAATAAATATCCTGATTCTTTTTTTATTTCTTTATCTTCTTTGTGATTTTTTAAAAACCATTCTGTTTTTTCTAATTCAGCATTAAGAGCTTTATCGTTATAATTAGGATAGATTTGTTTAATCTTTTCTAATTCATTTTTTCTATCTATTTTGTAACGTTCAGAAATTTTATTAGTTTTATAAGTAGGTACTGTAGTCATCCATGCTCTAATAGGACTATAAATAATTTCACCTTCTTTAGTATATTCAACATGATTATTTATATACCATTCAGATTCTTCAAAAAGTATACCATTACTTTCAGCCTTAGCTTGTTCTAATTCATATCTTTTATAATATTCTGAATTAGGAACATATTCAACTATTTGATCAATAGCTTCATCAATACCATTTTTTATTTGAAAGAATAAATTCCAAGATGGATCTTCTTGTCTTTGTTCACGTGTTACTTTATTAAGTAAGAATAGTTCATTTAATTCTTCTTCTAATTCTTTTAATCGAGCAATTACATCATTAGGTATAACTTTAGTATCAACGTGAGTACCACCAAGTCTATATGGTTTTAATAAATCATTTATTTCTTCATTAATTTCATACTCATCATTTTTAGTATTATTTAATTCATATTCTTCAAACCATGAATCTATTTTATTAGTAAATGTTTTAAAATTAATTACCTCATCACTTAATAACTTAATTTCATCCATTAAATCATAATCATCATTATTCTTTGCATACTTAAGAACTTTTTTAAGTTTTCTTAAATATTTAACTTTATCAAATAATGAGTCATCTATTTTAACTTCAGTATTTTCTTCTAACCATAATAAATATTTATCTGGTTCTGTTTCAAATTTAAGTTTAGCTCTTCTTCTTTCATCTTCAAATCTTTCATAATTAACAACAAAACGATGTCTCTTATTATATTCTGTATTAAATTCTTGAATTCTAATTGCAATTTTTAAATCGTCACCTTCTTTTTTAATACCATCTTTATCATATATAGAACCTAATAATTTATATTCAATATCTAATTCTCTTAAAGCTGCTAAGTCATCATCACTAAGTTCAATAGATCTATGCTTAACTCTATCTTTAATATTATCCATCATACTAATAATTTCATCACGTCTCTTCTTAGCTTCTATACCAATTTCATCTTTAGTAAATAAATCATCCATTTTATAATAATCATCAATATTAGGACGTTCCATATTTTTATTTACCCAAGCTTTGTATTCTTTGTCAACTTTTCTAAATTCATCAAACTTTCCAGCTTCTTTAAGTTTTCTCATTCTATATTGATAATGCTTAATGATATTAGTATAAGTCATTTCGTCTTCAACAGTTTTTCCATCATCATTTACATAAGTAAATTTCTTTCTACCATATTCACTTACAAGATTTACTGTTTCAGCTAATATTAATTTACCTGTAACTGGATCTCTTACCCATTCTTTTACAGTTTCAAGTATAGGATCATAAAACTTTTGAGGGTTATCACCTTGATTAGGTAAAAAGTTAAACGCACTTTGATCAAATACAGCAGATGATAATTTCTTTGCTGCTTGTTGTATTTCAAGTGCAATATCTTTCATATTCCATTCTGCTTCAGTAAGATGGAATTTTAACATCATAGCATAAGAAGATAATATACCACTACTAGTACTAATAGGAGCAGTAAGAAATCTTTCAATAAAACCAATATCTCTATTAAGTTGTTTAAAATCTCTAACTAATGTACCAGCATCTCTAACTAATGTATCTTTAAACCTCTCCATGTTCTTTTTATACCTATCTTTGTAATACTTTAATTGAGTTTTAAATTTATCATTACTAGGATTTTCTTTAATCTTTTTTTCTAAGTCTTTTATTTTCTGCTCATATTGAATTTGCTTACCTTTAATAAAATCATCTACAGATTTATTTAAATTTTCATTTAAATACATCTCAAGATTATTACCAAGTAATCTTTCCATTTCATATTGATAACGTACATCAAGAAGTTTTTTCTTAATTTCTATAGCTGTCTCTAACTCTTTAAATGAATCCATTTTCTTAATTTCATTTAAATCTTTATCAGATGTTCCTTCTAATAAAGCATTCATTATTTCATCAAGAATATTATAATTCTCAGCTATTCTTCTTATATCTTCTATATCTCTAATAGCTTCACTAGATCCTATGTCTCCTTGATTATAACTATTAATAACTAATTCAAACTTATCATTAAGCCCTAACATATTTTCAGTACCATATAATTCAAGATAAGATGCATGTATAAAAGTATTTAAACTTCGTATTTTATCTAAATCTGATATGTCAGTTTTAAGTTTATTAATTTCAGTTTTTTGTTTATCTTGTTTTTTAGGATCTTTGTCTATAGATCTATTAATATCAGTTAATCTTTTTTCTAAATAAATTTTAATATCATCAATTAATTTATTTATTCTTTGTTGTTTATTATCTAATAAAAGATCTACGTTAGCAAAATCTTCTTTTTCTTTTTTAACTTTTTCATCACCAAACTTTGGATTATACTTAGATCTCATTCTTTCAAATGCTATTCTTTTAGCTTTATTATATACAAGAGCACCTTGATTACCAAATGGAGTATTATAAAATGTTTTAATATTAATGCTGTAAGTCTTTTTAATTTTACCGTTTTCATCTAATGATGCTTCTATAGTTATTTTACCAGATGGTTGTTCATTTATTTTATAATCATTTACTTCTGATATTTCAAAGTGACCATCAATATATACTTCATTAACAATCTCACCTTTATCATTTTCATAACTATTTAAACCTACTTCAGGTACAGTAATAGGAATTAAGAATAAATCTTTAACTTCAAATCCTAATTCTTCTTCAAGTATTCTTTGATATAACATTAACTGTAAAGAATAACCTGCTTGTTTTTTTGAATTTAAACCAAATGTAAAATCTCTAACTATTTCATAATAAGGAGCTGCAGGTTTAGGTTCATAATGCATAGTTTTAAAGTCATAAATTTCTACTTTACCTCTATATTCAGGGTCTACTGATTCATCATCTTCATAAATAACTAACATGTCTATTTGACCTGCTACGCTTACTTGTCTACTACCATCATTTATATCTAACATTTTATCAGTATGAACAAGTACTTCAGTAAGTATTCTACCTCCTCTTTCTTCAATCTGATTTTTCATTGAAACTATCTTATTATAAAAGTCTAAACTAGCATATAATCTATCAAGTTTCTTTTGATCTTCAGATAAAACAATAGCATCTTGTTTTTTTACTTTAGGTCTATCATTAAATCTAGGTAATAAATTATCTTTACCAATTTTAGTTTCTAAATTGTTAATATCTTTTTCTAATTTTTTAATATCATTATTAACATCTATTGGATCTTTCTTTAATATCTTTTCAATAAGTGAATGTACTTCAGTTCCTACTTCTCTTCTTACTTCTGAATTATATAAAACTTTAGTTAACTTATAAAATAATTCTTTATCAAAAGGTTCTTCTTGAACAAGATTACCAAAAGCATCTTGAAAAGTAAAATTATCTGTTTCATTTTCTTCTCTATAAAAATTAAATCTATTATTTAATACAGCTGTAATAAAATCTTTTTTAGCAAGTTCAGTTAATGAATCAAACCAATCTTTACTTCTTTTATTACTTTGTATAATATATTTTATTAAATTCTCATCATCAAAATCTAAAAGATTATGTTGTCTAACTATACCAGTAATTGAATGATCAAAATTTAAACCATTCTCTTTAATGTAATCATGTTTTCTTTGTGTAAGTTCAGCATGAATTGTTTTACCATCAGGAGAACTATCAAACTTTACTTTAGATGCTCTATTCAATACTTTCTTTTCCATCTCTCCTGCTTCTTTTGTAACCTTACCAAACTTAATAACATTTTCATTATTAAAATCTGTTGCTGTACTTAATATATCAAGAGATCTCTTATCAGCATTAGCAAGTGCTTGAGATACAATAGGATCTAAAAATAATAATAGATTTTTATTCTTTACATTTTGAATTTGATTTAAATGTTCAAATGCAATATTTTCATAATCTATAGAATCTAATTTAGTTTTACTTTTTATAAATTTATAGTTATCAATAATATCTTTATTACCATAATTCTCCATCATAGTACCTAGCATATTATTGTTTCTAAGCAACCCTGAAGCTAATGTAATTAAAGGTACTACTTTAGTATCACCTGTAATCATAGATGGATTGTAGCTTAAAATACCGTTATTTAAAGACCATTCTTTATTAAGATTATAATCTTTTTTAAATTGAACTTTACTTTTAGATGATATATCATTCATAACATTTAAAGCAAATTCAATAGGTGAGTTATTTAACTTAATAGGTTTATTTATTAAAGGTATTTTTACTACATCAGGATTAAGTACATGTGTTTCTGTATCAGACATAACTACATCATAACCAGCAGCTTTAGCTTTAGATATCTCAACAGGATTGACTTTATCAACCTTTTTAACTTTATTAGTTGCAATAAAGAATGGTTCAGTATTACCAGATACTTCATCTTTAAATACTAATGATTCCCTTGGTAGTTCATCTTCTTCATCATCAATAAAATCTCTAACTTTTTGAATGCTAAAATTATCTTCAGTTTTTAATAATTCTTTAAGATCAGTTTTAGTAACTTCAGGTAGATTTGATTCATTTACTCTCTTAGTTAAATCTTCTACAGATTCTGTTTGAGTAAGTTTACCTTTCTTAACATCTTCTGCTAATATAGCTTTAACTAAATTTAAATTATTAACTATACCGTTATTTGCAAATTCTAATATTCCTGTTTTAAGTAAGTCAAATAAATTATTAATTACTTCAGGATCTTCATCATAGTTTTGTAAATTAGTTAATAGAACTTTAGAATCTTCAAGATTTTCTATTGTACGTTCCACATTTGAAATATAATCATAAGCTTGTTCTAATATTTGAATTTTATCATAACCATCATTATAAGTATCTTTAATAATTTTAATATTTTCTTCTGCTTCTTTTAATGTTATTTTATCATTATTTATTTCTTTATCTATATGAGTATTTAATTCTTCTATAGATATATTTTCAAAATCATTTAAATAATATAAAGATTGATCTACTAATCCACTAATACCATTATCAAATTCATTAGGTGTTAATTTACCAAACTTAATAGTACTTAAATCTCTTTCAGGTGTAATTTCTACTTCATTCCATGTATTACCATGCTCATCTGTAATTACTACAGGATTATATCCTTGTTTTTTAAGGATATTAGTTACAGTATTCTCATAGAAATTTATAGTACCTTGTATTTGTTTTTCTGTATTATCATAATGAGATTTATCTTTTTTTAATCTATATAAATCTTGTTGTCTTGCTTTATCAAAAGTTTCATCATTCTCAATTGCATCGTTAGGATAAAATGATTCAAGTACTCTCTGATAATCAACATAACCTTCTTGATCATTACCAATATATTGAGCTTGACCACTAACGTCTTTTATAAAATCTGTTACTTTTAAATCAATTAAAAACTTTTCAACTTTATTAAACTCATTCATTTTATAGAAAATTTCTTTAAATTGCTCTATAACAATTATAGTTTCACCAGTAGGAAATAAAACTTTTTTATATCCTTTCTTAGCACTATCTTGAAGTATAGATTTTAAAAAGAATGTAACCCAATTATTGTTTTTGTTTAATAATTGAAGAAAGTTATTTTGAGAATCTTTCTTATAGTTATATAAAGTATCTTTTGGTATGATTACTAAAAAGTCATCATCCCAATCAGGTTGTTGATAATAATTAGTATCATCTTCATATAAAACACCATGATTGTGTTCAAAAGGTCTATCTTTAACGTAAGTTATATATTCTAATGCTAAACTTTCATCAAATAAAGGATCATCTATTTTAACAGTTTCTTTATAATCATTTAAATCTATTACAAATTTTCCATTAGAATTTATCTTATTGTTTGTAACAATAATTTCTTTATCTTTAACTTTTTGAAAAAAAGACTGAAGTTCTAAAATACGACGAACTTGTTTATTAGAATCTTTATCATCATTACGAAACCAACCAATCATGTCACCTCTTGATCTATTAAATTCATTATCATGATATTCTCCATCTTGAGAAATAACATTATTAATACTTGGTGTTCTAAATGTATTAATTTTATAATCAATTCCACCAGGTGCTGTTAAATTAGAATAATCCTTTGTAATTTGTTGTTCATTATTTTCTTCAAATATATTTCTAGCATTAGTAAACTCTTGAGAATTAATTGGTATAAGTTTACCAGTATTATTTTGCCAATCTTCAAATGATATTTTATAAAAGCCTTTATTAAAACTTATATTATGTATATACATGTAATCATTTAATTTAAATGTAACATTACCAGATTTTATTGGCGATGCTGTACTACTAGTATTAACCTCTACAGTATACGTATATCTATTAACTAACTCCATTGCAATATTTTCTTGCAATGATAATTCATCAACATAATTATTAAACTCTAAATCTAATATTAACTTTTTCTGTTCTTTAGGAATCTGTAACTCAGTTAATATTTTATCTAAAGTCCAATTATTCTTTTCACCTTTTTTAAATACTTCATTAGCTTTATCTGATAACAATATATCAGTAGCTTTTAAAGAGTAAGCTACTTCAGGTGTATTTAAAGACTCAGAAGTTAACTTACCAAACTTTTGAGGTTGATCTTCTACAAAGTTTTTAAATCCTTTTATATCTTGTTCGGAACCTAATATATGAATTTGTTCTGGTTCAAATACTACAATTTGATTTTCCCCTACATCATAAGTTCTATTATTAGATTGCTTACCTCCTTTTAATAATAAACCATCTGCGTTTTCTTTTAAACTTGTAGAATTTTCATAGTTATCAAACCAATCTTTTACTGTTAGATTTTTTGGATTTTTTATATTAATAACTGCATGTTGAACTACGCCTTTGTTATTTTCAATATTCTTTTTTATTTTTTCTGCTTCTCTTTCAATTTGTTCGTCAGAAGCACCCATATCTTTATAATAAGCTATTTCTTTTTTTATCTGCTCTATTGAAGGATTTAAACCGTGTTTTTTTATAACATTTCTTATATTACCATCATCAAATTCATCTTCTGTATATTTAACGGTATAGATATTAGCAGCATTTTTATCATCTGTAAAAAATATACCTAACTCTTTACTTTTTTGATTAGTTTGAATACCTGTATTACCTCTATAAACAATACCTTTAACTTTACTATCAGGAAATATAGTATCAAGATATTGAGAGTATTGTTGTTGAGCTTCTTGTTTATTACTATCAAATGATGATTTTTTAGTATCAAAATTTTCTAAATTATTTAAAGTGTCATTGATAACATCTTCAAGTAAAGTATTCTTTGCTTCAATTCCTATAAGATTTCTTATTAAATTTAAAATGTCATCCCATAATGTTTTACCTTTAGATTTATCAGATGGAATATCTTTTAAAATATCTCTAAATAAAGGTTCTGTAAAAACAGCAGCTAAAAATTCATCATTATCAGAAGTTTCATAACTCCAATCAAAAGAATATATTTTATTATTAAATTCTTTAGATTTTTCTATTTTTTTAATAACTTTTTCTCTATAAGAATTAATTAAATTATAAAAATTTTTATCTCCAAATTCACTTTTTGCTAATGTATTTCTTGTTAAAGCATGAATTGATTCATGTAATAAAGTTCTTGTTTTTTCATTAAAATTTTGATTAGGAGAAACAATTATTCTATTAAAATATTCATTATACGTACCAATAACACCTGATTTTATTTCTTTATAATATACTTTAGTTGGATAATTTTTTAATTTATTTTTAATTAAATTAGCAAGTTCTTTATATTTATAATAAAATTCACTTGATTCATTTTTTTCTAATTCTTCATTAGACATTTGTAAAATTTTATCAAGCTCATCATTTAATAATGTATATTTATCATCTTTTGTAATTTTAATATCTTCTTCAATATTTAAAATTTTATACACAGTATTAGCTAACTCAAGATTAGATTCAAATAGTTCTGGTACACCTTCTTTTATTTGAGTTAATTTACCTTTCTTAATATCTTCTTCATTAAAAGGTATAAATCTATTATAATCCCAAATATCTTTAAATCTACTATATCTTAATTTAGCTTCAAATGGAGCTTCAAATTTAGATAAACTAACATTATATTTATTACCATCACTACCAACAAAAGGATATTTTATAATACCTCTTTCAGATTCATCATTACTAAAGAAGTCAACTAACATTGCTTCTTCACCTTCTTTATCTTCGTCTTCATTTATAGTTTTACCAGTATCAGATATATCAAATTTTAATTTATAACTACCTTTTTTTTCATTAGTTTCATTATCAACAACAGTATAACCTATAATCTTACCTGTTTCTCTTCTTTCAATATTAGTAATTCTAAATCCTGCAGGTGGAATTAAATAAGTATCTACTTGATATTTATCAAAAAATGAATATGCTTTTATAGAATCAGGATAATAATATTTAACTAAATCATCTATTTCTGCTTGTGAATAACCACCATTAACAAAATCTAAATCATGAACAACAGTTTCTATTTTTCTATATACTGTACCTTGTGTAGAGTATGCTATTGATCCTGTTAATGTAATGTTAGGTATAGTACCTATCTTAGTCATTATATCTTTAGCAATAGAATTTTCATCAAATGCTGTTTGAAAATCTACTTGTTTATATCCATCTTTTTTAGTTAATCTAATAAAGTCATTACCTTTAAATGTATTTTCTACTATAGTATTTATTTGAGTTTTAATCTTACTATAGTCTGCACCTTTTAAAGAGTTAATAAGATTATTAATAAACTCTTTAATTCTATCAAGTAAAGACTTTGATACATTTAATTCTTCAGCTAATTTCTCTGAAAAACCACTTTCTAATAATTCTTTAAATATTTCTTTTGTAGCAAGTCTATTTAAATTTCTTTTAGTAGAATCTCCATATTCTTCTTCTAGTTCTTTTACTCTTTTTTTAAATCTATCCGTTTTTCTTACTTCTCTTTCTATATCATAGAAGTAATCAGAATAACTTAACATTTCTGATAATGGTTCTGCCATTGCTTTAGATACTTGTTCTACACTTGATGTATCTAAACTTATACTTTTAGCTGCAAGATTTATTATTAAATTTTCAGATTCGTTTACTTCAAATCCAAACGATTGTAAAAAGTTTAATAACTTAGCTTGAGGTTCATTTTCATCTAAAGTTAATTTACCAAACTTTTTATTATTATCAATTGACCTTTTAATTTTATCATCATTAATAAAACTATCTAATGCAGTTTTAAATGGTTTAACACTATTAGCATCTTGTAGATACATTAACTTAGGTTCAAAATTGTTATCTACAAAAGGAGATACTTTAGAATAAGATGCTCGTGCAGCATTATATTCAAATGAATCTTTAGTATAAAGTTTTAATTCTTTAGATGCACTTTCCCAGTTTCCAAATTCATTTGAAAATTCAGGAGTTCTTACTTTATACCATATTTCTTTTGCTTTTCGTTCTCCATATAAAGATTTAAGTTCTTCATATAAATTACTTGTTTGCCCGTTAGGAGCATAAAAACATGCCATATTTTTTCTTTTAATAGTTAGATAAATTTTTTGATAGGCGAAAAAGGGAACTCCGAAGAATTCCCTTTTACCTTTTTATATTATTTGCAATCTTTATTCACTTGACCATCTGTTTCTAAGTCTTTTTCAAAGTTACTTAAGGAATATTCAGTGTAATTTACTACATTAGTTGCAGTTAAATTGTTAAATCTTTCATATAGTTCTTTTAAAATAACACCTTCACCAGATATATTATACTCATTGTTAGCTCTAACTAAATTATTCATAAGTAATGTTCCATTTGCATTAAGTATTTCAATAGCTTTATTAATAATCTTCTTCTTAACATCCTCTGACATTGTATTGTTAGCTGGTACAGCAACAAATATTTGTGATGAAGAATCAGCAATTATATTATCATTAGTAGCTATACCTTGATTAGAAGCACTTCTTAGATAATCATTAACTTTAGATTTTATAGATTTAACATCAGTATACCCAATAAATCCATTAGCATTTAAAGCTTTATTTTTATTATATCCAAACTCATCATTTATAACAAATCCAAATTTATTATCTGTAATTGTTTGATTTGTATCTCTTGCATATTGATCTATATTAGGAATGTATTCAAAATCGACATCATATTTATCTTTTATTGAATCCATATTTAACATCATATAACTAATATCCCATCCTTGTTTTTTACTCCAATTTCTAGCATATTCAGATTTTTGCAGATCTTTTATTTTTAAATTATTTGGATCGTATTTTAAACCTAGTTTAGCATAATCTTCAGATAGTAATTCATTAACACTCTTATCAGAAATATTAGTAATTTTAACATAAATAGGAGCTCTACCTTTACTTGTTATTTTTACAATTTCACCAACTGACATATCAGATATATCTGCAAATTTTCTTGATGTTTGAGTTCTTAAAAATGAAATAATAGCATCGTAAGTAGTTTTAATATTCTGACTTACTAAATCATCTCTCATAGGACTCATACTTAAACCATTTCTATCTGGTTCTATATGTTTCATATTATGAGGTAAGGTTTTTGTAATTCTTGTTTTCTTAACTATATTTTGTAAATCAGATTCAGTTTTATCACTTAAAACAGTACGAGATCTAATATACATATCTGATTCTGCTTTAATCTTATCAGCATTTTGTAAAATATATGTATAAAGTTTTTTTCCATCTTCACTCTTAGTTAATAATGAAGGTAGAACATCAATTGTACCTTTTGATAATATATCATCTGGTTTTACAAGATAACCTAATTTTCTTAAATCATTTGTAATTTTAGTTACAGTAAAATAAACAGATAAATTTTGAGATAGGCCTACAGATTGTAGTTCATTAGTTAATGCAGATTTAATATAACTGGTATAATCAGAGTTATCATTTTTTGATTTAATTATCATAACTTTATTATATACATTAGGTATATTATTAACTATAAAGAAATTCTTAAGATCTTGAATTTGTTCATCCATATTACCTTTAGTATCTATAACAAATAAACCTTTTTGTGCATTAGTAACTTTATCAGCAACTTCTTCTACATTATTATTAACAACTATATTAATAGAAGCTTGTGTTTCAGAACTTCCATTATCAAATACTACAACAATATTAGGAGATTTTTCCATATATAGTTTTGCAACTTTTGGTATAAAACCTTCAGTATTTACTTCATCTACTATTTGTAAACCATGTAATTTTAAATTAGATAAATTATCACTAAATACAGTAATTACTTCTTTAACACCATAATTAGGTCTGTTTCTATTTTCTAATACTTTTGAAACTTCTTTTTCATAGTAAGGTTGTATCTGATATATCTGAGTAGATTTACCTTTAAATGGTAAGTATTCGTCAGATGTTCTATCATAACCTAACCAATTATTCATATCATTATTATATTCAGAAATAAAAGGTGATAATTCACTTTTAATATTTTTCTTATCTAAACCTAATTGTGAAACTATATCATATGGAGTTGTTACACCTTTACTTGTAACTTTATATACAACATTATTAATTGTAATTAAAGCTGTCTCACCTATCTTTAGATCAAGTTTAGATAACACATCTTTATTAGTTACTGGTTTAATAAGAACATTTTCATTTTTTAAATGATTCTTATCTGAGTCAGATAACAAATTAACTGATAATGTACTATCATTAATTAACTTATATCTTTCGTTTCCAAACATACGTTTAGATAATAACTTTTCTTCAGACTTACTAAATGAATTAGTAGTATCTCCATCCTTCTTAAAATCTTCAACAACTTTTAAAAGAGAACCCCCAGGAAGCTGAGGATTCTCTGTCATTTCTAAATTATAAGCAAATGAATCTTTAGATTCAGCAAATACTTCTCCAATTTCTGTTAAACTGTCAAGTTGTATATCTGCTTTTACTCCATCTTTATTTAGTAATTGAGACAAAGGTGCAATTACTTTTTTCTGCATTTCAACAAGACGTAACATTAAATGTTTATATTCTTGTGGTGTATATAAATAATTATAAATAGAAGTATGAATATTATCTACTTTTACATAGACAGCTTTTCTACCTTTATATTTATATTTATTTTTTTCTTCTAATTCATCTAAAGTAACTTTATCTTTAACATCAGAAGGCATACCATCAAAAGATACTAATACAAATGTTTCATATTCAATCTTTCTTTTTTCATATGCTATCTGTTCTTCTTCAGTCATATTATCAAAATCAGGTCTAGGTGGTTGTTTTTCCATTACAAAGAATAAAGGAAACTCTAACCCTATAACAAGTCCATTTTTATCATATACACCATTAAATGGAGTATTTTTAACTATTGGATTTATTACACTTGTAAGTTCTGATTTAACTTTTTTTGCAACTTCAGTGTTACTGATATTTTTTTCTTTACTTAATATATTATTAAATTCATTTTTATTAGAATACCCAATGAGTTTTCTAATACTTTTTTGCTCTTGTGAATCAAGAAATTTTTCAAATATTTCGTAAAGATTTTTATTATCTATTTGATCTAATAACCCACTTTTATATATAGTTGTTAGTAATGGCATTTCATTATCTTCACTTTCGTATAAAGCTATTCTAGCTTTACTATAGTCAAATAAATGAGAAACATCAACTGATATATTATCATGGTCAAAACCGGCATATATTTCTTCTTCACTAGAAGTAAAAATATCTATTTCGCTATCAAGTTCTATTTTAATATTAGTTGATATATTAGATAATTGTGCATCTGTTACACTTTTAAGTAAACTTCTATTTTCAATATCTCTAGCAAATAAACTAATAAAAGAATTTTCTATTTCTTTTTTACTCATTCCTACAAGATCTTGAAGTCCTTCAATCTCATCAGTAGATTCCCAAACATTATTACGTAAAGCAGTATTAACTTTTTCAAGAATATCAGAATAATCTTGATAAATTTCTGCTGGTAAATATTTAATGAATGATGAATTTTTAAACTGCATACCATCTTTAACTATAGTATAATAGAATAAATTATCAGCAAACTGTCTAATTTTACCATCAGTACTAGACATAAGTTCACGGAAACCGTTAACAATACGTTTTCTAAGATCAGGATCAATCTTCTTACGAGTATCTGCAGTAATTAAATCTAAGTTTATAGATATACCATACGGGTTATTACTAAAAAGATTAATATCATCAGAAGCTATTTTATTAACTTCAGATCTAATAGTTTTAATAAATATATTATTTTTAATTGCATCAGATACATTAGGATCAGAATCATTTAATAAATCTTCTAATTGTTGTGACAAAGTTTTACTTAACATTTCATTAGGTAGATTAGGATCTACTAAATTAGTATAAAGTAATTCAGGACCAAATGGAACTCTTTCACCTCGTCTTACAAATGAATTTCTATAAGCATTTAAAGTTAAGAATGATGATAAATCTTTCTTAATTTGCTTAAGACTATTAGCTCTATCTTTAATACCTAATCGTAAATTTTCAACTATTTTGTTGAATACTCCATCAAAGAAATCAGTTTGACTGATAACAAATTCTTTACTTATTTCATTTATCTTTAAAAAATGAATAAGCATTTGTTTCATATCTTGATTTTCTTCTAATACATCTTGAATATCATATATAGCATTTGAAGATTTAGATAACTTTGTATAGTAAGAAGAACCTTTTAATAAAGCTTCTGTATCTATTTGGAAAGTATCAATCATATCCCACAAGTTTTGTAACTCATAGAATGATGATGGTAAACCTTGATTCAAACGTAATAAAGCATTAATTGAAGAAAACGTTTTAGACTGTTTTTGTAATTTATCAAAAGCTTTAATAACATGACTTTGAGTAACTATAGCAGAATATAATTCTTTTAGTTCATTTAAGTTTTTAATACTTTTAGCTTTATCAATAAAACCAGTCGTTGTTTCATTTAAATAATCTATACCTGAATCTTTAAAAGTTTTAATTGAATTAAATAACTCTAAAGAATTTAAAGATATATCATCTAAATCTTCATTTTTTAATGATTGAGTTTGAAGTTTAACAAAATCTGTAAATGACATTTTGCTATTATTATAATTAACAGTATCAAGACTTTTATCATTTTTAATAGCATTTAATATTTCATTTTCAAGAGCTGCTCGAATTTCTTCATACTTCTTCTGAATAGTTTTAATTTCATTTAAATTTTCTGCATTTCTTATATCATCACTAGACATAACTGCAGAAGTTTTAGATGAATTCAACTTATTAAATTCATATAAAGCAGGTTGATTAGCTAATAACATTGATCTGTTTGTACCAATACCTAATGACATTAAATATGTATATGTACCTAATGTATTAAGACTAAGGTTTAATTTAAACGCATCACCATGTTTAGCATTATCTGTCATTGCTGCTAATAATAAAGATATCTCGGCCATTATCCTTTTATCTTTAAATATTTTAGGTTTACCCTCTGCATCAACTTCAAGATTAATTTGATACTCACCTTCGTCAGTAAGAACAATATTAAAACCTATATCTTCAGATTCATAAGAACTTAAATTATCATAAGTTTTACCATCAAAAATAATTGCAGATTTAGTCATATTTGTTTTTGAGCGAGCTAGTACAGCTTTAACAATGTTAGTAATAGCAACAGGACCAATAAGTTGAGCACCAAGTTTATTAGCTTCCTTTGCTTGCATTTTACCTTCAGCACTATTGTATAAAAAGTCATCAATATTTCTTCCTGTTAGTAGTAACATAGTTTTAGATAATCCAATATTTGTACTATTTTCTTTTCCATCACCATGAAACGGTTCTAAATCAGTAGATTCATATCTAACTTTATCCATTCCAGAATTTAAATATAGTAAACTTACCATATCTACAATTTCATTATTTATAGCAGAGTTATTTAATCTCTTATAGTGAGGATGATTTAAAAACTCTTCTAGTGAAGAAGGTAATTTATTCATCCTCATTGCTATTAATAATGCTTGTAAATTATAAGTTGATACTAATTTTTTCTGTTCACTAAGTAGTTTAAAAAGTTCAGCAATACGTTGATTTTTAGGTTTTACTTCTTCTATTAATTCATTACGAGCATCTCTTACAGACTGCAATTGATTCCATTTCTGATTTTTATTTCTAGAAATGTTAACTGCACTATCGTATCCTCGTCCTTCTATAACAGAATTTCTAAATTCTCTTATTGTATTTTTTGCTTCTCTATAAATTTTTGTTTTTAATTTATAATGTTCTTTACTATTAGTTAATTTAACGTTAACACCTTTATTATTAATTGCATTCTTAATTTTTTCACTTAAGATTAAATTAATTTCAGATGTTACTTTTTCTAACTCTTTAACAACTGGATACTTTTCTTTAAGTTTAGCAGCTTTATCTTTAATTTGACTTAATTGATAAAGAGCTTGTTCAGCAATTTTTTCTCCTTTTTCTGTTAAGTTTAACATATCAACATATGATTCTAAACCTTGTCTGGTAGTATCATTAATTTTATCAGTATTAGATAATGAATTAAGTATATCAATATATTTACTGAAGTCATCATTATTAGGTTGTTGTTCTTCTAAGTAATCAGTATACTCTTTAGAACTTGATAATTCCCATTCTTGTTTTGATAGTTTACTTAACTCATCATGTTCTTCTTTACTAAATCTTTTAAATATATTATTTGCATCACTAATAAATCTTGTACTTTCATTATCAGGTAATGAATTTAATTCGAAATCAATGTTAACATTTAATAAATTAACAGTTTCTAAATCTGATTTAAAACCTATATATTCATTTCTAAGTTTTTCATCTTCTTGTTTTAGAAGTTTAATTTCTTTACCTATTTCATCAGCTTCATTCCTAATAGTTTCTAATTCAGTTCTAAGCTCTTTTACAAGCTTATCATTTTCATAAAATACATTTACACCTTTATATTGTTCTCCAATAAGTATAGCTTTAGCTTCTTCTAAATCAAATCTAACATTTGAATTGTCTTTAGCTATATGCTTAATATACTCTTCAAATAAATGCATATTAAGTATTTCATCATCGGATATTTCAGGAAGATTATTAGGATTATACATAGATCTTAATTCTTTAATAGTATATTCTCCATATACATGGAAATTAGTGTTACCTTTATCATCAGTAGTAGTATAAAAATCTTTAAGTAATGTATACTTAGAGTCAATGTCAAAGTCCTCACCGGAGAATAACACTGTCTCTAAAGGTAATACTGCAACGTCACCTAATGCAAGAGGAAGAAAATCGACTACTTTAAAAGAAATCATTGAACGTTTATCCTCAGTAGGAATACGAGTAGCAAACATTTGAAGTATAGAATCTATAGCTTTTTTGTTTGTTTTATGTCTTCTGTAATCCTCTTCAGTAAGCTTATCACTAATAGCTTTAAACTCTTCTAAAGTTTTATAATCAATTATGTCATTAGACTTTAGATTAAATATTTCTTTAGACCATGCTGGCATCATTACTTCAGAAACACTTGCTTGTTTAACAGTAGATAATAAAGATCTAAGTTTAGCATAATTAACTGTTACATTAGGATCAGTTTCTTCTAATTCTGTATAAGGACTAAATATATTTGTTAATATATATTCAACATCAGATTTAAATTCATCAGATAACTTTTCAGTATTTGTACCTTCTCCACCTTCTCTATTTCCAGCAATGTTAATAGTTCCATGTGGTACTTTAGAAAGTAACTCTCTTAACTCTTCATCAGTATTAAAATCTTTTCCATATAAGAAGAAAGGTTTTCCATGTTTTTCTGCAAATTTTCTAGTAGATATTAAACCTGCTGAATCTTTAGCACCTTCTGAAAAATAAATAGTAACATCAGAATTAATTACATTTTGTTCTGTACGAGCATTATAATAACTAGATCCTTTTTTAGATTTAGGATTTTCAGCATCATATCTATTTTGCAATTCATCTGATATTGCTACTACACCAAGTTCTTCAGCTAATTTTTTATTAGCGCCTTTACCTTTTTCATTACCAAAATCAGATGTAGTTGTACCACCTATTTCTAAACCTCCTATTTCTTTAGCTAAAAGAAGACCAAGAGTATCAATACCAGTTTGTAAACCAGATATTACTTTATTAACACGAACTTTATACTTTTCTTTAATAGGTTTTTTTGTTCTAGAATCTATTAATAAAGATGTTTTAAGTCTAATGTATTCTCTAAGTAATTCATTATTACGTGATAAAAAAACTAACATGTTATTATCAAATACTTCATCAGTAACTTTTTTATCATTAAGTTCATTTATAATTAAGTTAAATAAGTCAGAAGATACATCATCTTGAGTTATTAATTTATCACCTATTCTAAATCCTTGTAATTGATCTGATTCACTCCATCTAAGTCTTCTAGTCTTATATTCTTTTTTAAGACTCCATTTACCTGTATCTTTATTTTTCTCATAATACTTTTCAGGATTCTCATCAATAGATAATCTTGTAATTACATTATCATTTTGATCAACAATAACTTCATTACCATAATCAGATATTAATGATACTTTTCTACCTGGTACTACTTGTTGTAATACATTCTTAGAGAAATGTGCTAAAAATTGCTGTTCAAACTTTTCAGCAATAGCAGGAATATTAAAGTTATATTTACTTGATTTTCCATCAACACTAAATTCTCTAAAGAAGTCAAGTAAGACTTCATCTGATCCACTATTTAATAGTACTTGTTTAATCTTCTTTTGAAAATTAACCATATCTCTTTGAAACTTACCATCTCCATCAAAGTAACCTAATACAGAAATAGCATGTTCAACAGAGTTTCTTACTCTATCTGTTAAAGCTTGACGATACTTTTTAACTACATCACTAATCTCATAAACTTCTCCTCTAATAGCAGCCAGTCTACTTTTATCTTGTTCATTATCAATGATCTGTAAAAGTTGTGACATAAATGTAATCTTAGTTTTACCAGAAGGAGTTTCTACTTGTAGTCTCCAAAATTCATTTTTACGTTTAGATGTATTATAAGAAAAATCATGATAGCCATTAACATCAGTAGCAACAACAGGAGTAATAAGTTTAGATGCAGATTTAGGTAGTACTTCATCAATACTATTTAATTGCATATTTACTCTCATGTTATGTAATACTTTGTGATTATCTCTAGGTTCCCATAATGTTTCATATTCATCCCATAATCTTTTTACTTTATCTTTAACATCAGAATTATTTTTTCTAAATCCAACAGAAGCTTCTAATTCTTTAATCTTAGATTTAAGTTCATTAGCTTTAGCTTGATTTTCTTTTGGTAACCATGATGTTAGTTCTCTTATTAATATAGCATAAGAAAGTTTATGATATATTTCTCCATCAAAATAAACACCCTTAACAGAATTAAATGTAGCATTTAAACTATCAAGTTTTTTTAATTCGTCCCAAGTTAGTTTTTCACCAAACCTAATCTTATCAATTATAGGTTTAATGGAATCTCCTAGTTTACCATTTCTCTTTAAAATAAAAATAAATCTATCAGTACTCATATGAGCTTGACCATCATCTCTATTTATCTTTTCTTTTTTACCTGTTACAATATCATATTCTTGTTCCTGTTCATCTCTATAAGCAACAGTAAATTCTCCTTGACCAGCATTAGGACCAAAAGCTAGAGAACCAGCATTACGCTTAACAGCATCTGTTTCGTTTTTACGGATACGAGGATCTTTATCAATTAGAAGATTATAAGATAATGAGTTAATAAAATCATTAAAATAAAAATCACCAATAAAGTCTTCTACGTTCTTATATTTATTTTCATCAAATGGTACTAAAAGATTATCAATTTTACCATCAGTTGATTTACTAATTATTTTATAACTAGATAATCTATTATGATAATTATTTAAATCTTTAGTAAACATTTCACGAATAGCATCCTTTATCTCTTTTTCTATTTGAGTAGGACTATTTCTTTTAATTGTAGCTTCAAGTTTTGATTTTTTATTTAATTCATCTGGTGTTAAATCTTTTGTCTTTTCTAATAACATCATGTTTGCTAGTTCTTTACGAGCTTTAACATAAGATTTTAAATTATTAGAATATTTCATAAGTTCTTTAAAATTCCATAAATCAAAACCTCTACCTACACCTTTAAGTGAGCCATCTTTATTTCTTTTTAAATTACCTTTACCATCAGTTTGTATATGAAAATCTTCATATAGAATAGGTCCAGTATAACCTTCAGATAGAATATTTTTTATTTCCTGTTTTCTTTTGATATCTTCACCTTGTTGATTTATAACATCAAAAGCTTCTTCAGTACTTAAATTTTCAGTATTATATTCTTTATTTTCTAATTTAGCTAATTCTAATTGTAAGTTAAGTCTTTCTTCAGAATTATTTTGTCTGCTCATAAAATCTAATAAAGACTCTATACCTTCATTTAATTCATTCTCAACCCTATCAATTAAACTTATCTCAGATAACAATAAATCAAATATTGTATCAACAGCAGAATCAGTCATACCACCATTTTCTAAATCAAAAAACTTATCGTTATTTCTTACATTATTAACAGGTAATTGTATAGCTTCATCAGTTGATTTAGTTTCAAATATTTTAGGTATAAAATAAGAGGACTCAACTTCTGTAACTAGACCAGCTTCATTTTTAATCTTTTTAACTTTTCTTTCTTTAAATAAAGTTAGTTGAAGAAGATTAAGAGATTTAAAGTCAATTGTTTTTGATGTAACACCTTTACCTTCTTTAGTAGTAGACCTACTAAAACCTTCAATAATTTTACCTTTTTCATCTCTAGGTTTAAGAGGCGTTTGTCTTAAATCACCTGTATTCTCAAATTTAAAATCTTTAAAAATAGACTCAGTCATAGCTTGAGTACCAGAAAGTAAATAGTTATTTTTAACTGTTCCAGGATATTTAGCTGCTAATTTATCTCTTTTAGCTTTATCTCTAAGTCTTCGTGTAGCAACACTCTGATAAGATTTTAATACGTGAGAGTATCTTTGATTTTGATTAGCATCTTGAAAACTTGATTCAGTAACAGTTTCATCAAATAAAGCATTAGCATTAGCTATCTTTTTAATAAAACCTAATACATCTTCTACTTTAGTTTCTGTTTTATTATTTTCATCTAGATATTCTCTATCAGGAAATGGTATGTAAATATTACGATATTCATTAGGATTAATTTGAAACTTACTTGAATCTCTACCTTGTTCTCTTAATTTTTGAACTTTAAATTCATAATAATTTTTAAGATCAGTAACTTGTTCGTCACTTTTAAACATTATTTTTTTAATCTGATCTAAACTATTTTTAGTTAAACCTTCTGCAATTTTATTTTCATCTTGAGATTTAACTAATAATTCTTTAAAAGAAGTATAAAAGTTTTGATCTTTTTTTGGTATTAATACTTTAAATAAATCAACATTTTCATTGTAAAAATTATCAAGAATACTAAAAATGATTAAACCTTCAGATAAAGTCATTCCTGTAAGTTTTTCAAAACTAGGTATATTTAATTCTGTATCTTTTTTCTGTACTTTAAATCCTTCATTAAACTTTGTAATTACATCTTTAAATATTTTTTTATATTCAACTGAATTACCATTTGCATTTTTAATTAAAATTAAAGAATCTTCAAAAATTAAATCTTCTAAAGCTTTAAAATATCTGTCATACAACGCTCTTTGTTTAGGATCATTTAAAATATCACTTAATTTATTATTATCCCAATTTGCATACCAATCTTTTATCTGTACTTGATCTACATCTTCATTAAGAGCATTAATTACTATACTTTGTCTTGTATCTGAATCAATAAGTGTTTGTAAATAACTTAATTTTTCTTTATCAAAAGTAATTCTAAACAAATTAACTAATTGATGTTCGTTATCATATTCATCAGAATTATGTTTAGTAATTTCTTTAAGAGCTTGATAAACAGCTCTGGACATGTCATTTCCATATTCAACAAATTTTTCAAACTCATCCATAACATCAGTAAAGTCTTTTGATGCTAATGATTTTATCAAACCATTATATACTACAGAACCATCTACAGATTTAAATATTTTTCTACCTGTATATTCATCTTCTACTTCATAAGTAACAAGACTCATAAATTCTCTTAGCTGATTAGGAATCATATCAAATCCACCAATTTCAACATTAGTGATATCTAACATCTCTCTATTGTCAGCTTTATTCTCATCAAAGTAATCATCATCAAAAGGATTAAAATTAAATAACTTATATTTATCTTTTAATCCATCTAGTATTACATCAATGTTATGTTTATTTTCTTCATTATTAACATTGAATATTTCTTGTATTTTTATTAATTCATTATACTTTTTATCAGCAGCAGCATCACCTTTTTTCTCAGCTATAATATTTATTATTTCTGAATTCTCTTCACTATCAGGATTATAAAAATTAAACCTTTCTTCCATTACTTTATTAAAAACAGTAACTATATCAGGTTTAACATCAGATTGATCCTTACGTATTTCATGATAAACTAAAGCAGCAATATCACTAATTATTTTGTCAGTCTCTTGCTCTTTTGCGTAAACAATGGAAAGTGCTCCATTTTTATCTAAACCTTGATTATCCAATATGATTAATTGGAATGCTGGAATTTGTCTCATTTGTCTAACGAATCTATTAGGTGTGATAGTTTTATTTTTAAACCTTTGATTGTTGATGTCATGAAATAAAGCGTCAACTTTACCTCTAACACCGATTAACTTAAGAAACGCGTTCATAAGTCTATTAAACAAATTAACAATTGATAAGTTACTAGTAGATGGTTTATTAGTTTTAGTAAAAGCTTGATATCTATCAGCTAAATACTCTTCATAAACTAACTGTTCTAGTTCTTGTTTTGATAAAGATTCATAATTACTTACTGAATCTCTTAACTTATCAATCTTATCATTAAGCTGTTTTTCAGAAAGATTCATTTCTTTCCTAGCTTCATTAATATATAGATCTATTTCATTATCATTTAAGAACATTCTAAATACAGCATGAAATGCTTCATGATATTCTGTACCTTGTTCTGCAGCTTTTTCATTTAGGTAAATTAGATTATTAAAAAATAAACCAAATGGAACACCAGATACTTTCATGTTATCCATAACAGTTTCAATATCAGTAGATACTTCAACAGCATCTCCTAATATAGCTCTAATGTTTTCTTTTGCTTTATCTATTTTAATTCTAGATTCTTCAGGTGCAGCTTGTGGTTGTAAACTAAATGGTAACGCTTCATAATATGGATCAATTAATTTAATAAGAACATCTATTTCTCCATAAAAATCATTAATATCAAATTTAGTAATAAATTCTTCTAATGCTTCAGAATAAATATTACTATTTAATAATTGTAACATACCTAAGTATACATTAGTTTTATTACTACTTAATAATAAATCAGTTACAGGTTTAATTAAATCATTATCAATTAAACCGTTAAGAATAGGATAAATTTTTTCTTTAAATCCATCTTTAGAAACAGAAAAATCACTTGATCTAATATATTGAAGTAAAGGAAGTAGTTTAGATCTTATTAAATTTTTATCTAAGTCATTAATAACAAGATTATATTCTTTATTTATTATAAAAGTAGTTGTTTTACCTTCTGTATTACGATAATTTCTTCTATTATAATTAATATTTTCAGGTAATTTATATAAATTATCAAGATTTTTTATTACTAATTCTTTAAAGTTATTATATAAAGGTAAATTATCATTAATAAAAGATCGTAAATTTTTATCTTTTGTTACAGATGCAAGTTTATAAAAGAATTCATTAACAAAATAATCATCAATAAATGTATCTGGCGGACCATATAAGTTTAAATAAAGTTGACTTAAATCTTGTACATCTATTATATCATAACCTAAATTAATAAAATTATATTTTAGATTATCTAAACTTTGTTGATAATCATCAGTAATATTAATCCATAATTTATTTAAAATTAATAATGATTCTTTATTATTAAGTTCTAAAAATTTATTAATTGTTTCTTCTAACATTGGAAAATCATCTGAATTAACTAAATTTTGTACCATACTCTCTGAATTATTAAAGTTTAAGTATAATTTAGCTGCTTCTTCTTTTAATATAATAGGATCATTAATTGTATCTGAAAAATGTTCTACATATTTATCAAAGACTTTTGATGGCCTACCGAATGGATCTAATACTTCTACTATTTCGTTAGTATTAGGATCTCTTTTTATTTGACATATCATATATTTTTATTATATCTTTTTTTATTAAAAAATAATACGCGTATTTCTTTATTATCGCAATGATAATAAATAGTACGCGCATTAATCTCTTAATCTTACTTAGATACAATTAAATCTTTTGTCCTATAGACAAGAGCTCTTGCTATAATTATACTATCCTCTGTCCTCGAATCAGACTTAAATTTATTATAATTGTTAAGCACAATTTGAGTATTATCCATAGTATAACCTTTATCAGAATCAATTCTATCAATAGATGGAGCATATGGACTTAGTTTATCCAGATGACCATTTTTTGAATATTGTTTTATTTCAAAAGGTAGTCCAGTAACTGAACAAATACCCTCTCGTAATCTTGATTCTATCCACTCTATGCTTAAATCAAAATCTAAATTCTTAGATTTAGATCTTGAATAAGCACTGTTCCACAGAGTTCTTGCTCTATATTTAATTGGATTATTTTTAGCATAGTTCTCAAGATATTTTCGACGCATCTCTTTACGTTCAAGTTCTCTATTTTTATCATCAATTTTCTTTTGAACAGATTTTGCCTTTCTCTTATAATGACCATGCTCCACTAATAATTCGGATATTTGATTTGCATTTAAATCAAACATGAATTTATGGATTAAGTTAAGTTCTTTATTACTATATCTCATATTAGTTTCCAGTAGAACCAAATCCTCCGCTACCTCTTTCTGTTTCCATTAGAGATTCAGATTCAATGAATTCTACATTAATTAATTTCTCAAAACTAATTTGTGCTATTTTATCACCTACATCGTATAATTTTTCAGGCATTGTATCTGGATCAATATACTCTGAATCCATATAAATGAAGTTAGGAGCAGCAAGTTTAAACCTTACTTTCCATTCTCCACGATAATCTGAATCAATTACACCTACAGAATTGCACATAGTAAGATCATAATTACTGATGCTACTTCTTGGAAATATTTTACCAACATATCCTTCCGGAATTTCAGTAGAAAACCCAAGACCGTATTCAACGTATCTTTCATTATGATTTATTGATGTAGCAATTACATCATAACATGCTGCAGATTCAGTAGATTTAGTAGGTAATTTAGCTTTGTCATTTAACAATTTAATTTGTATTTGTTGCTTCATAAGTTATAATTTTTACTAAGTTATTATTAAATTCTTTTTGAATAATTTTGTTAATAATCTGCATGTTTAATTTTTCAGGAATAACAATGATAGTTTTAAGATTAGGATATTTGTTATAAAGCTTTCTACAGCACAAAGCAAATGATATATAATCAACTTTATTGTTAATTATATAATGTGCACTAGAAATCTTAATATTAATATTCTTATTAGGTAAATTAAAATTGACTACATCGATATTACCTAAATCTTGAATAGTTGAATCTGTAGAATAATTTACAATTAATTCATACTCACCACTCGTTGTGTAATAAGAAATATCTTCTTTATAGTCATCATGTTTAATATCATACAGTTCATTAAACTGTAGTTCTGATTCATTAACAAACTTTTGTCTAAAGTTATTTATTAACTCTTGAGTTGGTTTTTGAGAAGTTGTAACCTTGTTAGCTAATAAAGTTTTAATCTCATACGTCATTAACTTTACAGTTAATTTATCAGGATCAGAACTTAAATAAGCATGTAAAGTTTTAGGATCTATAAGATCAGTAATTACAAACTCCTCATTCTTATGAGTTATAGCTTTAGATATGTACGGTTCAATTAGATACTCTGTTGAGTGAAATTTAAATTGCATTTGTTTATTCTTTTAATTCTGTTTGATATAAAAAGTTAACATCAAATAATTCTTCTTCATTTTTTACTTTGCTATCAAACTCTTTATCCCAGAGTTCATTAGCTAAGTCTTCTTCTAACTCTAGTTCTTTAACTAAAGTTTGATAATATTCTTGAGAGTGTTTTAAAACATGATATTCTTTACTTAATCCTATTTTCTTACTGATTGTATCATAAACAATAAATTTATCTTTATCAGAATCCAGTAAATGTTCTGAATACATTTCACTAAATTTAGAATTAATAAAGTTACTCAAGCTTTTACCACCCATAGTTTTAAACATAATTATTGCTAAATTATCATCACGATTTCCTACATGATAAGAACCTAAATAATATTTAGTAATACTCTTTAACTTAGTTATTTTATTTTCAAATTGATCATCTACTTTTACAAGTACATAAAATATACCATCTTCCATTTTAGAGTCATTTACAGACTTATCTCCTAAATAGACATTGAGTATATTAAAAGAAAATAAAATACTTTTTATTTCATTATTATAATATAAATTAACAGTCGGTTCAAATAGATACCGATATGTTTTTGTTTTCTTTAACATTTAATATTTTAATTACAATCATTAAACACTTTGATTTGAATATCATCAATGTTATTATGATTTCTTAATATGTAAACAAGTGAAAAATTTTCTTTAATTCGATCTTCATAATCGAAAGGATAAACTTTTTTGTATTCTTCAATAACAACTTGTTTACATTCTTCTCTATTAGCACAATCTTTTAAGAGAGAATATGTTTTAACAGGACCATATTTAGGTAGTCCTGGTATATTATCAGCGGTATCCCCCATTAACATTTGAGCGTATAAAGATTTATAACCTGTGGCATCAAGTTTCTTCTTATCATCATTATAATATATATAACAGTTATCATCAGATACTATAGTTCTCTGATGTGTTTTTAAATTATAATGTATACCATTAACTTGAGGTAAATCTTTATCTATACTTGCAATAACAGCTTTATAAGAATATACATTCTCAACACTCTCATTACAAAAAGAATTAATTCTTTCAGATAATATAGCTGCTAAGTCATCAGCCTCTATACCATCAATAACAATAAATTTATATTCTTTAATAAGAAGATCTCTTATTTCATAAAAATAAAGAGGCTTTTCAAATTTACGATTACCTTTATATTCTTTTGTTACAGCAACTTTCTTTCTGAAATTATTCTTACCGTCAAGTATACCGATATAAAGATTAGTATCACAATTTTTTAATACATCTTTTATATGAGCATGAATAGTTTCTTTATAATCTTCTTTGTTGCCATGTATGTAAAGAAGACAAGTTGCATCAAAAATTACAATTTGTTTATCTATTTCCATCTTTTAACTTTTGTTAGTAAACTCTGATAATGTTTTTATCTTCCATTTCAAAGTTCTCAATTTACCTTTTTTGGTATAAGAGAATTTATTTGGTGTAAATGTGCTAGCAAATAAACCGTTCTTTGAATGTAAAGGCATTATCTTATTTACATAAATTTTATACCTATAGTACATTTGTTTTTGTATTATAGGAAATTTTATAGTACTACTATTACCTCTAGCTGCAAATGTACCCTTGACATCTACAACTGAATAATATTTGTTTGTTAGTTCATCTTTATGAGCAAAGTGTTTTGATCTTAGCTCGACTATAATTGATTTAAATTTAGAGTCTTCAGTAAAATAAAATATATCTTTAGCTTTATCTTCCCATACGATAATGAAATCAGGTTTATAGATAGAAGCTCTAAGTATTACTTTGTCTTTTATTTTTACTTCAGGAAAAAGTTCATATTCAGGTTCTCTTTTGATACTATGAATATACCCTTCTTCTCTTAATTCATTTAACCAATCATAATAATATTCTTCTTCTGGTGAATCAAATGTCATAATCATTAGAAAGGGTGCCAGTTTCCCAGCACCCGTGACCTTTAAAATACTTAATACTACTACCAATTTATTGATAAAGATTCGTCAATAGTTTTTAATTCTTGATTAATCTTATCAAATAAACAGTATCGGTGAAAGATTTCTCTTTCTTCTCTTGTTTTACAGACCTCTTTGGGCGTATATATTACATTAGCTTTTTCAGGAAATGATAAATTAGATACATTACCAATACAAACAAATAAACAATTATTGTTGTATTCGTGAATACTATTAATCAAAGATTGAGTAAATCTCAACCAATAACTAATATGATTATCTGGATTTACCATTTCTCTTGTCATAGAAGCGTTAATTAATAACACTCCTTGTTTCATCCATTCGTTTGCATTAAACGTAGTAAATATGTCATCTTTATACAGTTGATAAGTAGTTTCTACTACATCAAGAATATCAGTTCTAATTCTTGGAAACTTATCTTGTAATTCTAAAGGTATTCCTGTACATCCTACGTTCTCCATAGGTTGATCAAATATCATTACTACTTTTAGATCGTTTAGATTAACAGATCTAAAAGGTTGAAGTATATTTTGTATCTTAGGTAATAACTTAAAACCTAATTGTTTTGATACATTAAAACCATGATCATCTTTCTTAGGATGATCTGTAATTACATTTGTTAAAGTTTGAATATATAACTCACCTAATGGTGATTGAAATAAACTAAGCCATGAATCGTCAATCTTATTTTTAAAAATATCAGTTGTCATCTATAAGTTTTTGTATATAAATTTCAAAATCTTCTTCATTCATTAATGATCTTATTTCAGCTAAATCTTTTTTATGATTTACTTTTTCAAGTAATCTATATTCACATTTAAAAGAATCAGCGTGTTTTATAGTATAATAATGACCTGTTTCATCAGCATCATAAAGGATTATTATTCTTTTATATTTCTTTTTTAACTTATTAAAAATACTTTTAGGTATCTCAACAGTCTCAGATTGTGGTGCAATAGCATCATAACCTATAGAAATTAAAGTTAATAAATCTTTCATTGATGATGTAATAAATAATATGTCATCTTTTGATTTATAAGATAATTGTTCTAAACCTTGTACATCATTAGGATTAGTATTACTTCTCCATTTATTCTCAGAGTTTTTTGTTAATGGTCTATAAAGTTTCACATTAAAATCATTGTCTCCAATCTTGTAACAATAACAAGGGTCATCACGATCTTTATCATAATCATAACTTAATGAAAATCCTGATTTATTTAAACTCTTAGTATAGTATTTCTTTACAGGAGATATTTTATATCTTTTTAAAAGCTTTATATCTATACCAAATTGCAACCAATATTCTTGATCTTTTTTATTCCAGTTTCTTATATGAATCTGAAAATATGTTTTCTTAACTTTTGTTTCAAATTCTCTAGTATTGTTCTTTTTACGTAAAGGAGTTAAATCAGTTCTACTAGAAATATTTCTTGATGATAATCCTAAATTGAAATCATCATTTATCTTTTGCATAGCCTGACCAAAATTCATGTCATACTTAAGCATTACTATTTTAATAGCATCACCACTGTAATTAGGTTTAGCTAAATCATAAAAAACAAATCTTCCTGATTTACTCCAACTAAAATAACAAGTTGGTTTATTATCAATTCTAAAAGGATTTCTATATTTAAGATTAGTTTTGACCTCACTTGGAAAATATCTTTCCATTGCTACTTTAGGATCAACTAATTGAAATATCTCATTAGGAGTCATTGAACAAAGTTAATTTAAAAAGGGAGGAGTTACCCTCCCTTTATTCTAAAAATCGTCGTCAGTAAGAATATCGTAATTATTACTATCAGCAATCTCTTTAATTTCAGTATTAGATTCTACTGTTTTAGTAGGATCATAAACTTTAAATAAGAAAGAATCCTGGATAGTAGCATTAAATCTACCTTCTTCTACACTTTCTTTTGCACCTTTAGATATATCTCTACCTTCTTTAGCAAATGCATTTACACTTTTACTTGTAAATACTCTTTGGTTTAGATAGAAATTACCATTTGCATCAGTATTGTCACTTACTTCAACACCCAATAATACGGCTACTTTTCTTGGTATACCGTCAGGATGAGAGAAGTTCTCATCACCAATTAACTCATTCAATGCAGATACATCTCCACTAAACAATGTTTCCATTGTAGCTGTAGCATCATCACCTAGAATAAAATCTGTAATTGGTGTTTCTTTGTTACTGCTTTTGTTATACCAGGCATAAAGAAAATCGTAAAGTTGCACTTCACCTTCTTTTGCTTTTCTTGCATTCTCAGTTTTAAACCAAGACATACCTGCATTATCTTTAATTGCATCAATACTTGGTGCCCAAGTACTTTGCAATCTATCATTTATAAATCTAAAGTTACCACTAGCAGATACTTCGTCTCTATCAGAAACTAAAAATCCTGTGTTAAAATAATGATCATTTGGATAATCTTCAATCAATTTACCATCAATTGTTTTCTTTCCAATTTCAACATTAGGATTGATGCGCATTAGAATTTCAATTCTACGATAAGTTTTATCTTGCATCGTTACTTTATATTCAGGATCTTTAATGTTATCACCATTTTCGATTCCTTTAATTTCCATTATTTCCTGTTTAGTAGGATTGAATTTTAAGATTTCAGCATCTGCTACACCAGTAAAATAATGTTTTACTTTAGGTTCAAGTGTTTTAACTTCAACCCCACCTTTAGCTTTAATACCCATATAAATAAGTAAATTTAATTTAAAAAATGTTTAATTAGTCTTGATGAATCTTTATCTCAGTATCTTTACCAGATGTTTGAAATACAGAATCAATCTCTCTTTCTTTTACTTCTACCTTAGGTACACTTAAATTAACTTCTTCTAATTTAAAATAACCTTTTGTAGTTTCTGATTCTACTAAAGCAAAATAACGATCTTCCAAAAAGTTATCATTTGAATGATAGCTTTCAATCTCATCATAAATCCAAGATGATTTACAACGGAGTGTAGAAAGATTTATTTTAGTAGTACTTTTTTTAACAACATTTCTTTTATTATTTACATATTCCACTGAATCAGTGTTAGTAACATAAAGAAATACTTTTTCTTCAGATGTAGTCTTTGTTTCGTATCCACGAACAATAGCTAATCTATCTCTGTCATTGTTGACTTCTAATCCTAAAAGCTCTACAGCTTTGCGGTTAAGTCTTAACATTTTAGATCCTTCGTTAGGATTTGCCTGTAGCATAATTGTTGCTACGTTTGGATAAATGTCTAATTTCTCTTCGATTTGTTCTTTCTTAGAACCTTTTGCTTTTACTGGAATCATAATAATTAATCAATGTAAATTTCTTCCCAATGTGCTGTTGTACCATCCATGATTACAATTTCTTTACCTTGTAAGTGTACTGGTCTGGCACCGCACGTGTCATCTTGAGAAGCAAAATTAATAATAGTCTTGTCTTTATTTCTATATATATAACCAATAGCATCTGATGATGCTGCTGTAATTTGTGAAATTTTACCCGTAAGATCTAAATCTTTAGAGCTCAATTCCTTACCATCTTTATCAATCTTTTTGTCTTTTAAGTGACCAACAAGAATAATATCTGGAGCTAGTCCATCAATTACTTTTAGCCAATACTCAAATGCCAATCTCAACCATAAATAACCTGCGCCGTTAGGTAATGATAATACTGTTTCCCATTCATTCTTAGGAAGAAATGCACCAGCTTTATCTCTGTTAAACTTTTTACCTTGTACGCTATCCATATACATCTTAGTTGCATAGTCTTCACACCACATCTCTAATTGAGTAATAGTGTCAACAGCAATAATTTTATAAGGATATTCTCCGTTATTTTGTTTTCGATGTTTGTTTATTTCTACTGCAAACTCATTCAAATAATATTTGTATTCTGAATGTCGTTTTTGAATTTGTTCTGGTGTTTCCTGTTTATCAGAACGTAAACCAATAACTTTTACTTTAATTGCATCTACGTGGTCAGTGCCATCTTCTAAATCTAAAATACAACAATCAGTTAGTTTGGATAAAATTGTAGTTTTACCAACTTTAGGTTTGCCATAGATAATAAGTCTTCTTGGATTTTGTCTTGTTGCTTTTAATACTTGCGTAGGTAACATCATTAATTGTTTAATTTTTTATCTTTATCTTCTTTTGATAACTGTGTAAAATGTTTAAAAGATGATACTTTATTATATTGTTCTGCTGTAATTTGTTTACCATTTGGTAGTTCTTGAAAGTAACCACACTCGCCAATATATAATAAACCAACTCTTTTATTATTTTCACCTTCTCTGTTTTTTAAAATACCTATAGCTCTAAATCTATTTTTAAATTTAAAGATGTCATAATCCATAAATTTATCAAGATTGTTATTAGGGTTTATATGATTCATAGGATCAAACAAAGCCATAACTAGATTAGCATCTTGTGCTAACATGTTAGTTTCTTTAATGTCTGATATTTTTGGAAATAGTTCACCGTATTTAACACGATTAATATCATCCATAGATCTGTTACTGTGTGAAACATTTACACAACTAAAGCCTAGTTGATTTCTGTAAATATCTCTACAGTTAGAACTATGAAGGTCAATCGTAGTTTTAACTGACGTATTACCATTATGACTTTCTACTTTTAAATTACCAACAGTATCTGTAATTATTATTACAGTTTGATTAGAATCGTTAGGAGTAAATTTAAATTTACCATCATCATCTTCTTCTAATTTACCTACACTTGCTGCAAAATTTAATACATCCTGTCTAATTTGACTAGGACTCATAGGTCTATCAATAATAGTAATATGTTGAAACATTTCATCAAAATAAGATGATAACTCTTTTATCTTTTTATAGAGAGCACTATCAAGTTTATTATCACCTTTAGAAAATATATATTTAGAGTCTACAATAATTCCATAATCTATAAATAGTTTAAGTGCAACTAATTTAGCAATTACTTCTTCTGCAGAAACCTCTAAACTATATAGTCTAATCTTCAATGAATCTTTTATTTTACCTTTATTTTTGTAACAATATTCATAAGGGTACATTACATAAGCATACCATACAAATGAAGATTTACCAACACCAGACTCTGCAAAGATAACATCGTATCTTGCTTTCTGAATACCAGCAATATAATCTTCAAGTTTAGGAAAACCCATAGGTAAACCTTTGTTGTATCCTTGAATACCTTTATCTACTTTATTAAAAAATTTCTTATAAGTCGTCGAATAAGGAATATTTAGACTCATTAGTTAAATTATTGTCTTTATTAATTTTAATTTGTTCGCAATAAACAACAAGATCAGTAGATACTTCTCCTGTTACTTTATCTCTTTTCTTTATAAAATGATCGGCTTGTCTTAGGTATTGGTAATTACCGTATTGTGAAATGATATCTTTAAAATAAAAATCTCTTGCATCAAAGACATCATCTTTAGTGTAAGTAGGATTCTCTTTAAAGAATTCTTTCATTTTTTCAATGCAGTCTTGTTTAATACCCATAGCTTTTACTCTCTTACCTGACCAACCTGCACGCCAATCATCTATCCATTCTTCAATATTAGAATGACCATTATTATAGTTAATTTTTAATTGAGAGTTACTTTTTGTAACAATCTCTACTTCTACTTCAATAAAAACTAAACTATTATCCATTTGAAAATCTTTATTTAGTCTAGCTTTATTTAGATGAACTAAATTAACACTACAAAGTTTATACTTACCTTTGGATATAGGTTCAAGTAATTTATTACTTACTAAATAGTCAAATTCTTTTTCATTAACTTTAAGTAACATTTATACGAGTGTCTTTAAAATATTTATTTAATACTTGAATAAGTGCATCAAGATCATCGCTTGATAAAACTTTTTTCTTTTTTAAGTTATCATAAGTTCTATACCATACATCATCATTTTTGTTATAGTACTTCTTATGATTTAAGTACGTTTTCTTTCTTTTTACACTAAGTTGATATACTTCCATTTCAACAAAAAGTGAACCATCTAAATTACTATATGAATGACTTTTTATTTCTTCATGTAAATGTAAATGAGATAATTGTTGATTAATAGTTTTTATTTTACTATCATAACTCTTAATCATTTCTAATATCTTATCACATCTTTTTGAATAATCATTATACTTTTCTTTAGCAGACTTAGGTTCATTTTTGATGTAGTTAATATCTCTTTTAACTAAAGACTTAAGTTCTAATTCTAAGGAGTAGCCTTCTACATCTAAACAGAAATCTTCTGAAGTTCCTCCACTTAAAAACCATTCTTTTTTTCTTTCGTTTAAATCTCTATGGATTTTAAATAACTTATCTTTTTTTGAAACAGATTCTTTTAAAACTCTACTGTAATCATTTTTTAGTTTACTTTTTTCAGTTGTTAAAAGATTAAAATAACGAGAGAGTTTATCACGCTCTCTCGTTAATTCACTTAAAGAATTAGATAATTCTTTTACTTGTTTCTCAAGATATTCCCAATCTATTTTCATTTAAGAAGATTTGATCTTTTTAATCTAGTTTCAAGAAATTCTTTTAACTGAGTTCTTTTTTCAGTTATAGATTTTAATTCCATACGTAAAGCATCACGAGTTTCCTCAAGAGGTTTCATCTTGTCTTCTAACTCTTTCTTTTCACGTTTGAGTTTAGCATCATTGTAAGAATCAGCTATATCTTCCCAGATTCCACCTTTCAATTTCTTTTCAAATTCAGCTAAAGGAGATGTTACTTTTTGTACATCTTTCTCTTTAATTGATAATTGACGAGTTAAATCTGTGTAACCTAATACACCAGAAGGATTATCACCAACTTGTCCAATAATTAGATTCTCCATTATACTCTTAATTTGGTCTTTTGTTTTACTACCATTAACAATATCTGGATGAATCATTGTTTTATCAGATAAATCTTCACCTAAAACTTTATTTAATCTGGATTTGATATCACTACCATTCCATTTAAATAAAGATTCAATCTGATCAATTGCTTCATAAATTGTAAATTTTGTTGGATTTTCGGAATCCTTCTTAGAAGATTCCTGCTCAGGCTTTTTTTCAGCGCCTTCTTTATCTTTCGATTCTTCTTTACTTTTATCATCCTTAGGTTTATCTTTATCTTTCTTTTCTTGCTTTACATAATTCTTATTACCTAACTCATTAGTATATTTTCTCCATAAGAAATATATTAACATAACGTCAAAAATAGTTGTAGTATAAATAAGAAAAACTGATGCAAAAGAAATTGGTTGTCGCCAATCTGGATTGATAAGTTTATAGTTACTAGGATTAAATTCTAAAGTAAAACCTAAGATAGGTAACCACCAAAGCTGTGTATTATTTTGCTGTGCTTCTAAATGAAATATAGACTCTAAATAAAGCAAATAAATTATACCTGTTATTACAAATCCTACAAAGAATACAGGAATAGATTTAAATAAAACCTTAAGAAGTTCTAGAAAATTCAATTTATTTTTTTCAGCAGCTTTCCGCATAGAATTAGATATTACACTAATGAATATAAAAGAAGTTAGTATTTCTATTACACCAATAAGAGCATATCTTGAAAAAGCCTGGAATAAATCCATACCCATACTGTCCATTGCAACTAATGATAAGTTCATTACCTCAATAAAAGTACCTACAGCACTTAAACTTTTAAATAAAAACTCAACATTCTCCTCTGCTAATGTATTAAAATTTATTGGGTTACTTGATTTAGTATTAAAATAATACCAGATACCAATAATAGCAATACATATAATTCCGATAACTGTTCCTAATGCCATATCACTTCTTAGTTTTAATTATAATATTAGCAATAGTATCATCAACGTTTTTAAAATCTACTCTATTTCTTTTTACTGTATAATCAATAAATTCTGATATAGCTTGATCTAAAAATTTAACAATTCTTGGATCAGTGTTATAAATATTAAATAAATCATAGAATGATTCATTAAGATATTTACCAGGAATAGTACCACTTTTAAGTTCTTGAGTTAACATTTCTTTCAATATTATCTCAGAAATTTCAGGATACATAACTTTAGGTAAAGCTTTAACAGTATCTATTCTTGCAATTGAATCTTTAAGAATAGAATCCCTTTTTAACTTACTTGAGTCAACAAGTTCTTTGTTCTTACCAAACTTTCGCTTGGGTTTCTTTGTTTCTGTATTACCGCAAGATAATATAGATAAAATAAATAATAAAAGTAAAATTTTTCTCATACTAAAAAAGAGTTAATTGGTTATTATTAGATATTACATTAATAATCTTATAAGCTTCTCTAACATAATAGTTATAGTTGATGTCATAACAACTAAACTCTTCGCAATTATAATACCTGTTAAAAATAGTAGTATTAAAGTCTTTCTCGACATTAGATTCTCTACTGTCGTTATGTACTTTCATTAACGTACCACCTTTATTTGTAATTAAATATCTGTTATTCTTTTGTAGTTTTGTTTCTACAAATTCTCTGTCTTCAATCTTACGATGAATAGCTGTCCAACCTTTAGTAACTTTCATTGATAATGTAAAGTCATAAATGTCTGTAGAGTTCATTATTGTTTCTTCAATTGGTATATTATGAACATAATAAGCTTCTAAAGCTTTAGGTACTATTTTCATAGAATGATCTTTATGCCAATCTTTATTTATCTCAAAGTCACCTTTAAGTTTTGTTTTATCATTTTCATAAACTCCAATATAATTATTAACATCACGTATAATCATTTTTTTATAATTAACGTATTCAAGTTCAAGACCAGAAAGTGTTTCCCAATCTTTACATATACTCATAAGTTTATCATAATGACTTTTATGAATCTTAACAGTAAGACCGTCAGTATTGATCTGTAACAAAGTAGAATCAGTATTTAATATTATTTCTTCAGCTAACATAGTTAATAGCAATTGGCCATTAACAGTAGTAGCTACAGTGTATGCTGGATCATAAAAGAATGATGTTTCTTCATTGGATTTACCATAAGAACCATTCAAAGCTAATTTTAATCCTTCATTAACAGCTTTAGCTGTCATGTCGTTTTTATCTATTTTAACTTTCTTTTTTGCAATAGATCTTTTATCATATACACCTTCGTATATATCACAAAACTTTTCACCTAAATGTAAAGGATAAAATCTATTACGTATTGCTAAATTAGGATAAAAACTACTACATTTGTTTCTGACATTTCTATCAGGTTCGGACTATATCTTAAATTCTTTTGTCCATATATAACCCATGTATGATTTTTTATAACCATTACATACTGAGTATATATTTTGCCATTTAAAATCTGGATTATTTGAAATAATATCTTCAACAGAATCCCACTCTTTTAATAAATTTTTTTCTTTATCGTATTGTAAAAATTTGTATTTTTTCTTTTTTGTTTCTTTTAAAGTTTTAACCATCTTATTAACATTTTCTGGGTGTGACCAATGTTTTTTAGAATACTCAGAAAGTTTTAATTTATGTTCTGGATATTTTATATATCTTCTTTTTTGAGATTCTGATAATACAATTCTAGTCTCATGTGAAACAATACATTTAGTTTCAGAATCAATTCTTAAATTATACCCTTTATCTTTATTAGTAGATTCGTATTGATTAATCCAAAATAATTCTTTTTCTTTTAAAACTTTATCATCAATAATATCAAAATACTCTAATACCTCATATTCAAAAGAATCTCTTCCATATTTAAACCAAGAATGGATTAAATATCTATTTTCATTTTTTGATTTTTTATTTAATAAATTTATATGTTGTTTTATTCTAGAATATATATTCTTAGATTTTCCAATATACACTTTATTATTATTTTTATTTCTAATACAATAAATTCCACATTTATTAAGATCTCTTTTTCTGTTTAATTTCATAACTAATTATTTAATTGCTTACAATAAGCAAATATAATAAATAGTTATTTTTAGTTACCTCCTATTATCCAATAAAAGAATTTCCTTGCGCTTCGAATATCCCCTCGATATCCTACTCTACTCCTTTCCGTTTAGCAACGTAGTTTCGATAGTCTCTGCACGTTCCTTATTTTAACATAAAGCTTCGCTCAGGATTGCCATATTTTATAAACTTAGGTTTCCCTGAATTCACAAGGTTAAGACGCTAGTAGTTAACGTCTATATCGATAATTATATAATTATCACAAGACTCATATATACCAGGTGCAATACAACCGTGTATACCACCCACACCAAAATCATATTGAAATCCTTCAAATATAATATGTAAGTTATCTACTGTACCTTTCTTTTTATCAATGAGATTTCTATTGAAATAAGGAATAATTTTACTTACTTTATTTAAACTAATATCAGTAAAGAATCCTTTTAAAACAGAACCTTCTATTCTACAAGATTTTAAGAATTCAAGGAGATGTTGAAACTCTTTACTTTTAAAATTAATATATGGAAATATTAAATTAGAAAAAACAATTTCATCTCTTTTTGTTCTCATTTCTTTTAACTGAGAAACAGAAATATTCATTTCACTACTAATGATAGATGCAAATATTTCGGCACCAATCTTAGGAGCATTAGCATTTATAAGAGATAGATTATACTCTTTTGATAATGCTATTCTCATTGTAACTTGTTCTTTACTTTTTTTGTAGAACTCCCAAGTAGATAAAACATCATTAAGATTATACTTTAATATGTCTTCTACTTCGGAGTTTTCTACAATGTGGTAATGTGGTATTGGCATATCTTGAACATTAGACCAATTCATAGCAATTTGAATATGCTTCAATGAAGTTCTACGGTTCTTATTATCGAAATGCCAAATCCTGTACAAGTCTATTTGTTTGATTTTTACATTCTTTTCTGGTATACTTGAGTATTCACTCTCAATTATTCTTTGACTTTGTTCGTATAATAATTGATTTATTTTATAAGAAGGATAGTATTTCCATTTCTTATAATTAGAAAGAATAAAATGTAGTAAAGGGTAGTCATAATTAATATTATTGTACCCTATCATTATATTACAATCATTTAAAAGAAACTTTACATACTCTTCTAATTGATTTACATCATTATGTATTACAAATGTTTTTATTGTTTCTGTGTATGGACAATAAGCAGTCATAGAATGAAAGTTTTTAAGCTGTTCTATGTCATATACCCATACATTATCCTTCATATAAAGATAAAAATTGTTTCTTATCTAATGTAAATGATTTAACGTTATTAGAAATTTCAATATAAACATCATTATTTAAACCTTTACAAAATCTTACTTTATAATCATCAATAGCATCATAGCTAATAGATGAAAGATCATCGACATCTTCTAGATTAGAGTAATCCTCATCTTCATAATCTTCATCCTCATCTTCATCTTCGTCATAATCATCATCATCGTCATCTTTATTATTAAAACATTCGATAAACTGAACCTCATCATCATATTCAAAACCTTCAACATAATCTTGTAGATCGTAATCAGAATGAATATCATTCAATTCTTCAAAGAAAGAACTAGCATTTAACCCAATGTATTCATCATTATCAAAAGGTTTTAACATATCTTCAATTGAAATAATAATATTTTTTATATCAATTTCTTTTAAATCATTAGGTTTTATATTAATATAAGCACCTTCTTGAGTACAATTATCAATACCTACATGTATACTACTTTTACTATAAGTGCAAACTCTAAGCATAATTAAAATATGTATCTTATAGAATTCCAAGGAATAATCTCATCATGTAATTCTACAAATTGATTTATATAATCTTCTTTTAGATTGTATTTATATCTAATGTTTTTACCACCCATTTCACTAATTTTAAATTCTTGAATAGATGGATTCCATAATAAATACTCTCCTTCATTGTCTTTATTTTTCTGATGCATTTCTTCATTATGAGTAAGAAATATACATTCAGCTTTTACGTGTTGTTTAATCTCATCTTTAATTAATTTATCGACAAGTTTAAATAACTCTTCATATTTGTCTAACCAACCATCATATACTATGATAGGACTAAAGTTAATATGAACATCATAACCCGCATCGTAAAAATCATTTATAGCTTGTATCCTCTCAACTATATGACTTGTTTTAGGTTCAAGTAATTGAGAATATTCTATTGGCATTAAACTAAATCTAATTCTAATTTTTCTCTCAGGATTAAAGCTGAGAAATTTAGGATTAACTCGTTTAGTTGCAAAAGATGCTTTAGCTAAGTCATGATCTTTAAACCATTCAAACACATATTGCCAATTCCAATATTTAGAATCTAAACCTATATCAGCATTACAACCTATATCATAAGTTATATATTGATCATCAGTTTGATTTGGTTTAGCAATTTCAGCAAAATAAACATGACTATTTATAGTAGTCAATATTTCATTTATATTCGTTGATACATCAACTGACTTATCAGGATGATGTCTTTTTAAATAACAATAAGAACAATCATACTGACAACCTATTGTTATACTTGGAGCAATGAAATCTGTACTTCTACCTGAGTGGTAGATTTTCATGCTTTTTCTTTTGTTGAACTTTATTTTTCTTTTTGATGCGTTTAAGTTTTTTATCATAAGCAGATAAACCTTTAGAGTTTGTAGTATAATAAACCATTTCACAATTTTGAGTATCTTCATCAGGACAGATACATAATAAGACTTTTACTTTTCTTGTAGTTCTAAATGAATTATTAAACATAAATGATTTAGTTTCCATTGAATATTGATCACCAATAAATTCAACAATCCATTTTTGTTCTCTATATAAAGTATGAGTCCAGTTCTTAGTATACCTCTGATGAATAAATCTAATTATTTGGTCATTAGTGTATTGAAAAATATAACTTTTATGTAAATTAAGTTTACTCCATTTGAGTCTGTAATTAAAAATTAACAAATCCATCTTCTTGAGATGCTTTTCTGTCTTACCTATTAAATCTTTTAACTCTTCTCTGAAAATTTTAATTTCAGGATTTACTAAAGAACCTTTAGAACCTTCAAAGTATAAGATCATATTTGCATACACCTTATTATTCTGTTCTTGTTCTTTAGTTAATGGTAGATGAGAACCACTTTCACCAATAGCTCTATCTTCTAATTTTGTAAATAATTTTTCATTGTAAAGAATAAAACTATGACCATCATCAACTAGTTCGATTAGTCTTGCTTGACCTTCGAAGTTTAATTCAAGTTGAGGACTATGGTATATATTAACAATGTCTCCAGGTTTCATATTAGCTAGATTTACTTTTCATAATATAATATTGTCGTATAATCTGATGTTTATGATTCTTAGATAAATAAAAATCATAATTATCGTTAGTATTTAAAATCATAGGGTCATTGTTACCTATTTTAAATAAACCTGTTTTAGAATCTATTAGTTTAAGTAATTCTATTTTATGACCATCAATTGTAATACCTATGAGTAGAGGTTTACTTAATTCAAAATCTTTAATTTTTATTAATTCTGAATAAAGAACTTTCTCATATTTAGATTCTGCTAAATCAATATCTGATTTAAAAGATTCTATCTTAGCAATTGGATGTTCAAAGTTTCTATAATAATCTTTTGTTTGATCTAGTTCTTTCAATAAAACAAGATTATTATACTTACCCCATTTCTTATAAAATTGAGTGTTGATAATTGATAATCCTAAAGCTTTTGCAGATTTTAAAGAACAACTCTGCAAAACATCTTTATAATTTAATACAACACCCTCTTCATTATGCATTGGATATTTTACAATATACCCACCTGTTTCAATTATGTTTACAGCTTTTTCTGTAAGTTCATATTGATCTAAGTCATTATTAAAAGATATTAATTCTAATTCAAGTAAATTTATTTTTTCTAATTCGCTAAAAAATATTTCAGGTATTTCAGAAGAAATTATTTCTTTACTATAAAGTAGTCTTAAAACTATTATTTCACTATTGGATAATTTATTTTCCATTTTATTAAAAATTATTTTTCATTAAATTGTTCTCTCAACTTTTCAGATTGATTAGACAAATATGAATCCAATCTTTCTAGTAGAGTAACATCGTCGTTTATCGTTTCATTAGATAAATTGTTTTTTAATATTTGTTTACGAAGATCTTTATAAGCATAATATCTATTATCATTATATAAACTTAATAAAGCTTCATCATCTTTAAATAATCTATCAACTTTCTTAATTAAAGTCTTCTTAATAGATTTAGTCAAATCTAATTTCTCCTTAGTCGGAGCTTCAGATTCTTTATTAATTGACAAAAATACAACAAAATCTTTGTTATTTTTATCATTTAATTTCTTCCTGGTCTCAAATGGAATATTTTTATTATTCCATCTAATTATTTCAGGATTAACATTTAAGGTTTTTGCTAATTCTTCTTTACCAATATCTTGATTAAAAGCTTCTACATAAAACGTAGATGGACCTTTTTGATCAGGTAAAAGAACAGTGTATTTGAATAAAAGTAATTTCATATTTTTAATTTTTTAAAATATAATTACCATTATAATCATCAGAAAATTGACAAATGTTCTGAGAGTTTAATATTAAATTATATTCATTATAATTGGTATCATCAGTAAACAGTAATTGTGAATTAAAACTATTAATATCTTTATTTACAAATAAGTTAATAATATTAACCTTAGATTTTACATCTATATCAATATCAAAACCATGTATAAACATTATACTATTAGAACCAATACAATCAATAACTAAAGGTAATAAAGAAAAAATTACTTTTATATTATAAGAACTATTAAAAATACTTTTACCATTTATATAAATGTCATCACCAGTAGATCTTATATTGTCTTTATCTTGTATTAAATTAAAACTTAATAATAAATCTGTAACAACATTTACATATTCTACATCTTGACTACATTTAGCTATGGATTCATCCATTAGTACATTTAACCAATTTTCTCTAGTTAAATCAATAACGATTAAACATTCAAAAAAAGTTCTGACTGGATCTGGTAAGAAAGGATTTAATTTAAAAGTATTATTCTGATAAATAATATTATTATTCTCATATAATTCTTCTAAGAATACTCCCTTTTTTGATATTTCTAAATAATAGTAATAATTTACTTCTTTATATACAAAATCTATTGAAACTGTAGTAATCTTATCATCTAATGTACTCTTAATGTAATCGTTTGAATTTGGACTTGACAACATTAAAAAGAACATAAAGAAATCAGAGAATACTACTAGATCATTATCATATTTTTCACAAGTTATAAATAAAACATTAGTATTATCAAAAGTTAAATCTATCTTGTTAAAACCTGGATAATCTATTATTTTAATATTGCGAAAAAACATAACTATGATTTAAAAGCTTCTTCCATTACAGAACTAATAGAACTTTTTAGTTTCTTAGTCTGGTCTTCACTGAGAAGATTTGGGTTATCATTAATAGTTTTTGATATTTTATTTAAAAATATGCTGATAGGTAATGCATTAGAATTAACATCAATTTCTCCAATTGATAGTTTTAGATTACCATCAATCTTCAATCTTAAGTTTTTCCAAACATTTAACTTATCTTCTATAGATTTTAACTTTTCATTCATTTTCTTTATTTGAAAACTCATGAACTCATCCATTACACTATTTAACTTACCTTTAATAAAATCTAATTTCTCTTTAGCTTCTTCAGATGCAATATCTTCTAAAGGATCTTCGATTTTATAATTAGGAGTTTCACTTGTAATTGTTGCAATATCTTGCTTAACTTCATCATAAGTTAAAGTTAAATTCTTGATAATCTCATCAATTTCATTTAACTCTTCAGTAGTAAGTTCAATTTGATTTAATGGAACAGGTTGTTCTTCTACTATTACAGGTTGGTTTTTTTTCTTAAACATATTAAACATAAATTGAAATTTAAATTGGTTAAATAGAGGTAACAAAAATAGTATACATCAAAATATTAGTAATTTTCTTTAATGTATTCTACATTATCATAAACTGTTTTAACTTCTTCAGAATAGTCAAAAGCTGCAGTAATCATTTCTTTTACAGATAGACCAAGACGCTCATTGTTAGTAAGCATTTTCTTAGGTTTAGCAAGCTCTTGATGTTTTCTTGATGTCTCTGCAGCAGATACAATCATTTCAGGTTCAACAAAAGTTGCTTGTCTGTTAAGACGATACTCCTTAGCTTTCTGAATGATGTCATTAGCAAATGCTGGAACAATACCAGACAAAGCTTCAGCAGCAGAAATATAATCAGAATCAGAGTTTAACAAAGATACACCATCTTTAGTCTTACAGAACTGATTAATAAATCTTAGTGCTGTTTTTTCATTCAAAGGATCCATAATGATACAAGTATCAATACGACCCGCACGCATCATAGTAGCATTAATATTCTCTAAGTGATTAGTAGTGAATACTGTGATAATTGCTTTATCTTTAGTATCAATACCATCAAGAGTATTAAGAATAGCGTTTACAGAGTCTTTAGAACGATCTGTTACTACGCGGTCAATATCCTCTGCGAATACAACTGCAGGAGCATAGATCTCAGCGAGACGGAGAGCCTCTTTAGTTTGAGAAGAATCCTCAATGTAAATAAATGTCCAACCATTATCATTTGCAATTTTTGCTGTAAGTTTAGCAAGTAAAGTTTTACCAGTACCGTATTGTCCAGCAAGAACGCAACCATGCTTTAATGAAATACCTTCACGAATACAAGCAGCGCTATCTCTCAAACGAAGGAATATACCAGAATACTCATTAAGATTTCTCTCACTAAGGATTACAGTTTCTTCATCTATTTGTGATACATTCATGAATTCAGGATCAACAGGATTACCACCTTTGATAAGGAACTCAAGATTAACCTTGAAAGATTTAGCTTTGTAAATAGAATTCAATCTCAAAAATTCTTGAGTACGAAGACATACTAAGTTTACAAGCTTCTCATTCTTCTTCTTGATTTCACCACGAATGATAAAAGAAAGATCCTTAGCATTGTAAGAAGTCTCAAGATACTCATGCTCTTCAAATCCAGGGAATTGAATACGACCCCAAGGTACGTTTTTAATTTGACCATTTTGTAATTTAATACCGATCATTTGAGGTGGTTTAACTCCAGATGGACCTTTCTCACCAACAGTATCAGCATAGCCAAATACTTCAGTACACACCTCAAATAGTGCATTAGCACCATCAAAAGGAAAAGCTTTCATTTCATGAAATATAGAAATTATTCTTTCTTCTTCATTCTTTTTACGCTCTAACCATTTGATACCCTCTTCAATAGTCATACCCTCAGGTAATTGAATTTTACCTCCTTTGATTCTTTCAACTTCTACACTTGAGAATTTATCCTCTTGTTCAATAGCTTTTGTAAGTTTTTCGAGTAAAGATTTCTTAGCCATAATTTTAATTTTGAAAATTGTTTTTAAATTGATTTGAATATTCTATAGCAGTTTCATAAGTTTCGAAACCAGGTATAGTTAATTGATTATTATGAAGAAGAGTTTCACATTTTTTAACTGCATCTTCAAGTTGAGTTCTTGTACCTTCTAAACAAGCAATGTTAACTTTATTAGAGTCTAAGATACTATCTTTAATTTCTGATCTTTGATCTAAGAAACCAAAATAATTGATTTCTCTGTGATTGTATCGATTAAGAAAAGCACGAGCTTGTTTATAAGAGCCAATAACTCCTTTACACGCTACAAGCATGTCATCATTTGAAACTGTACAAACAGCTTCTATTGGATACTCACCAAAAGTACCAACAACTAATTTTTCTTCCATTCTACAAAAGTTGATTTTAAAAATTCAGTTACTTTAAGTATTTGTACATCTTCAATTATAGGACTAAATAAAAATTGCGAATTTTCAAGAAAAGTATAAATCTCTGAGGATTCTTCTACTATAAATTGACAATTATTGTGCAACGTAAAAGAATCATTCATAGATATTAATTCAAACATTCTTACTAGAGATTCATGTTCTAAAACTGATTGTAAATTAGATAAATACAACATTCCAGTTTTTATAAAAACAGTAAATACAATAGAACATAAAGATACTATAATTTTTAGTTCTTTATCTTCATCAATAGTAATAGATGTTGAAGTGTACGCAAATCTTACACTTAGTTCATTTTCATCATTAAAAAATATTTCATTAACATTATAACCTAAATATTTAAAAAAGTCAATAAGAAAAAGTTTGTAGGTTTCAAAATCTTTTATCATATTGATACTTATATCAAAATATTTATCAACTTGTATTTGATTTAAACAATCAAATGTAAAAATATTATTGAAATAATCAGATAGTTTTTCTGGTATTTCTGGTACAAATTTACCAGAATTTTTTGTTCTGATATTTATATCATTTAATATTTCTTTTACTATTCCATTTTCATTAAAGATTAAATGGTAATTTACAAGTTCATAATTACTTTTTTCACTGTCATAATAATAAAACTCAATGTTAATTTTTGAATTGTTATTAGGACAATGAACTGATTTACAAATATCTGGAAAATATTCCGTATTCATATAACTTAATAATACAAAAGAAAGTAATATACCAGTAGCTTTTAAATCGTTTTCTGAAGTTACTAGCATCATATTATAAAGATTTTCATTATTAAGCTTTGTTGTAGTTTTTTTATTGACTTTAGCGTCAAAATGCATTTGAAAACTTAAATATGCTATGTTAGCAACTTTTATACTTTTTATCATACTAATATACTTACATGAGTTTGAGCTCTAGTTACAGCAGTATATAAACTTTGTAATTTCTCTTTACGTGTTATTGGTTTTACATTAAGAATATCTCTAAAATTTACAAATACTTTATTATAAGTATCTCCTTGTACTACATAGGTATTAACTACATAAGCAGGATCAAAAGGAATAAAGAAGTCATCTATTTGAAAATAGTCTTTCCAATCTTCTTTAACTTTTTGACATCTATTGTAGATTAAACCTTTAAAGTAATTAAATTTTTTATTAAAAGAATTATCAATTACTGGAATTTTAAATTCTAAAGGATTACCTTGAATATCAGCTAGTGATAAGTAGTAACCATCAATAAAAACAACGGTTGAGTTTTTAAATTTTTCATTAATATATCTTTCAGAATCATTTTCAGACATTTCAAAACAAGTGATTAATTTACCTTCTTTTGTACAAACAAATACGAATTTTGTGTATTCTTTTTTAAGAATGGTATATAAAGAGTTGTTTTGAATTATTAAAATATTATCTAAAAAATAAGAAGCTTTAGCTACTATCTTTTCACCAATAGTGTAAGGCTTATCTGTATTTAATATTTGCTTTTTAAAATATAAATTATCATTGTAAGCTGTTTCGTTTTTATAACAAACAACTACACAATTTTTAAGAGTATCTGATGATTTAAAACAATTAATTGCTTGTTCTTTAAAGTCATCTTCATTTCTATAAAATTTATAAGAATCAGATTCTTTGTTTACAAAGTTTAGAAGAAACTTAAAATCACACTCTCCAGTGTCATTAAATTTATCTATTTCTAAAGCAATTGCATTTGCTAGATCTTCTAATTCACCTTCATATCTAAAAGGAATATTAAGATTAACATGTGGTATATCAAATGTCAAAGAATCTTTATTTGTATTCTTTTGATCATCTTCAATAGGTGGAGTTTGATGTGAATCTCCTAAGTAAATAATTATAGCATCAGTTTTCTTGTATAAATCAATTAAACTTTTAGTCTTTTTATTTATTTGACTACATTCATCTATAATTATTATATCAGCATACTTAATAGGAGGTGTAACTTTCTTAGTTTTACCATTAATTATTTTATAAGAATCATCAGGTAAAAAATCAATATCTCCAGTTAAAGGGTCAATAACCTTCTTTAACTGTAACATTGAAGCCACAGTCATTACTTCTATTTCATTACCTAAAGTTTTCTTTAAAACATTTTTAGCAGAATGAGAAATAGCTGCACCTATAATTATTAAATTCTTTTTAGCTAAATCAGACTTAATAAGATCCGTTAGTTTCTTGGCTGAATAAGTTTTACCTACTCCAGCTTTACCAAAAAAACCTACTTCTTTATTACCTTCTTTATATAAATCAAATAATTGTTCTATTTTCTTTTGCTGATCTTCTTGAGCTTTTAGTTGTTGATCAGTCATAATAAATTAATCTGATATTAATTTGCTATCATAAGTTTTAGCAATCTCGTAATCTTTATCTCCTGATAGAGGATGGACATTAATTACTCTTTTTTCTACAATAATAGTTTTACCGTCTAGATCTTTTCCTTCTTTTACTATTGTAATTCTTCTATTAATAGATGAACTAAAAATGTTACTTTCACCAGTTACCATTTTTCTATAAGTATAATCAAGATCATTAAATCTTTTTTGAGATTTCATCATATTTTTGTAACTATTTTTTGACATATTACATTGTTTTTAAAATTATATAATGATCTCCTTTCTTGTTTTTAAATTGAAGACCTTTACCTTTAATCCTTATTTTTTGATTATTTTTAATTTTATCAGGAAGTTTTACATCAACTTTCCCATCTACAGTTTCAACTCTCACTGTAGAGTTAGCATCAGTACTATATAATTTTAGTTCTGAGATTACTGCAGGTTGATCGTTTTCAACTTTTTCAATCCAAAACTCTTCTCCTTTTTTATAAATAGGTTTTATTATTAAATTACCCATTGGAAGATTTTTTATTAAATCTCCAAAAGTATAATAAACTAAATTACCATCTTCATTCATTACGTCTGCTGTAATATTAACCTCAATCATTACATCTTGATATAATACTCCAATATTACCACAATTAGAACATCCTTGGTTTTTACACTCTTCACAGGATATCCTTCTTGTATACATTACCATTGTTTTAAAAGTATCATTAATTTGTTGAACTGTCAGTTCCATATCTATTACAATATCAACTGAAGGTCTTCTTTTCATCCTTTTCTTTACGTTAAAAGTATTAATACTTTCTATAAATTCATCTGAATCGTAATAAGGACGTGGTGCATTTAAATACTTTACATACTCCTCTTGATGTTTTTTTATATAATCATGAGCAGAATTAATTTTTTTAAATGTCTCTTCATCTCCACCTTTCTTGTCTGGATGATGTTCAATTGCGAGTTGTTTAAAAGTAGATTTTAATTTTTCATCATTTAAAGAATCTACAAGACTTAGTTTAAGAATTTTACAAGATTCTTCATAGGTTTTAAGAAACATTTTTTTCTTTTTTAATTAATTTTATAATTATAGGATTCATTTCCAATCTAATAATAAAACCAACTATAGAAGCTATAGTGTTTGGAGTTTCTAAACTATCAGTAATTGGCATAAATCTATTTTCAAAACTTTCATAATAATTAGCTTTTTCACTTGTCGTAATATAACAATCAGGATCTACTTCAAACCTTCCTAAATTTGGAACAAATATCTCAGGATGAGTAGAATTCCAAAAAGAATTATTTTTTCGATAGTAATTATATACTCCTGATTTAGGAAATATTTCATTAGCAAACAATCTAATTAAACCTATAACATTATTATAAGCATCTACTTTATAAGCAATACAATCTCTAATTATTTTTATATAACCGTGAGTATTATTCATTATCTTATTGTTTTGAGCGATGGAGAGATTCGAACTCTCCATACTCCCTATGAGTATCGCTATAGAAGATTACAGAGCTCCATAGCTCTAATTAATCTTGTAATTCCAACTCCAGCACCAACTCTTGGAAAGAATTTGTTGCTAAGAAATTCATTTAATTCATTTATTACTCTTTCATATCCAAATAAGTCAAATAGCTTTTCAGCATATTTACCATCTTCAATATTAAAGAATGTATCTCTCATTTGTTCAACATTACAAGAACGTTCAGCTGAACCAATAGTTTCTTGACCACAAAGAATAACATCTATTTTTTTAGAGTTACCGTTATTGTATCTTTTCATATTCCAGAATGGATTAGTTCTTTCTGGGAAGTTCATTATAAATAAAGCATTTGAAATAGTTTCACCTAGCTCGTTTTCTAATTCAGAATTAATAATATCTACATCATAAGTTTGACATATATCTTCATAATTCATCATTTTATAATCATCAAATCCTAAGAAATCAAGTAATTCAGTTTCAACTAAATGAAGATCTGTCATATCACCTGGAAACTCAAATTCAAACATTGGAAAGATCATACAATGACGACCTTCTATTGGATTCTTTTCTGCTCTGTATGAGGTACTGAGACAATAAAAACCTGGTACTTCAGGATTGTTTAATAATTCGTGTTCAAGCCACATTTGACCAGTTTGAGGTAATGGCCATACCTTACCCGCATAATCGTATGTACGAACATTAAACGGGTCTTCACAAGCTGCAAGAATAGATAATCTATTCTGAGTGTGTACTTCTAAAAATCCTTTTTCATCAAAGAATTGTCTTAATTTTTTTACAACTTTTGTAAATTTATCAGCATCAATATGCGGATAAAAAGAAGAGTGTAATGAGTGCTTCATTCAAATAATTTTAATCATTAACAATTTTAAATCTCTTTAATTAATCTTTTCGATTATGCAAAGTTAAGAAATTAATAAATAATTATAGTAACAATTTATCAGTTTCCCAAGCTTTTAACGTGTGTTCGAAGGGGTTACCTTCTATTTCTGAAACTAATTTTAGCATCTCTTGTGCTATCTCTCTAATTTCAAGTTGAGCATGTTCTGAATTTCTAAGTTTAAGAAAGTTAGCAAAACTTCTCATATTAAACGATACATCAGATTGTATCTGAGAGTTATACGTTTTAAAATATCTTGCTGATTCTTTTGCTCTTTTTCTACCAAGTATAGGAGTTAATTGCTCAAGACATTGATGGTAAAGTTTATTACCTTGTTTTGTATATTTTTCCAAAATTAATTGCCAATCTTCACCTATCAAAGGATCTAATTCACTATCTCCAGCATTACTCCAATCTTGAGGAATATAAAACTTATCTTCTTTTAACTCTTTATATCTTGCACTTTCTGCATTAAGACTTGAGATTCTATGCTTTAATAAATGTATATGTGATGCAATATCACAATCAACAAGAAAATGAACTATACCTTTTTCAAAAGGTGTTTCATGTCCTTCTGACCAAAGCATATTTATTAGTTTAGGAATTCTATCTTTTTTATCTTCTGTTAGTTCTCTTGATGTAGATGTCCAAGCTGAACATGCTATTATTTCATCAGAACCGTAATGTCCAATTAATTCTACTTTATTTTTCATACTAAATAAATATTTTCTTTTTAACAATAATGGGAAATACTTCTACCATTACCGTGTGATATTGAAGAGGATCCACTTTATGATTAACAAATAATTTATTAACTTTAAATATAATATTCTTTGGATCTATACCATGATTTATATATCTCATGTAAAACTTATTATCCTTTTTAAAGATACCTCCAGCACTAAACAAACCATCGTATTCACTTTGATCAATAATTTGTTCAAAGTTTTTTTGTTCGTTATTACATAAAAAAATGACTTCCCGAAGGAAGCCATTCTCATCTTTTTCTTGTTTGATTAACATTATATAAATATGTAATTTTCTATAAAAACTTTTTCGTTTTTTATTTCATTTAAATAATCATCAAAATGTTCTTTGTAATAATTCATTTTAGAATCTAATTCTGTTGAATTAATTACAATTTCTCTAGAGCTAAGAGCATCAGATCTATTTAAAATGATGATCATCATTTCTTTTTTTGAGTTTTCAAAATCAAATAAGAACTGATCTTTTATTGTATAATCTTCATCTTCTAATTCAAATTCGTCATCATCAACATTATACTTTCTTTTAATGTGTTCTGATAAGCATTTACTACATTCAGATTCAAAATCTTTATTAATATTAATTTCTTTATTAAGATGTTTACACCACATACTTAAATACGTTTGTTTTCATTATCATTATTATATTTGTCTTTAAGTTCATCTCTGCAGATATGGCAAACTATAGAATCAATGCACATAAAATTTACCACAAACCATCTTGCTAGATGAGAACAATATTTACCAATCTTGGTTTTATGTTGTCTAGTTTTCATTATAACTGTAAAATTCTTCTTCTTTATCAATAGCTGGATATATTTCTATATTATCCAAATCTAGAATAGGCTTTTTAAAAGCTTTCTTTATTTCTTTAAATTCATCATCTAAAACTTCTTCAGAATAGATTTCTTTTAAAATACCTTCTTCTGACCAACCTACAATATTATTTTCATTGTCATAATAAACTTCTGCAATAAAATACTTTGTAGTTTCAATATCAAAATCATCAACTTCTTTTTGTTTACATCTTCTGTAATTCCAATAACCTATCATAACTTATATTGTTATTTTAAAGAATACGGCTGTTTTTCTATAAAAGTTAAATGTTTGTATGGATCAAAAATATTGTAAAGTCTATAACCTTTATCGTCAGAATGAAAACCAGCAAAACCTAAATCATATAAGATTTCCATTACAAACTTTTCTTCAATAAGTATAGCATTATCTACACCTTTTAACTGAGTTAAATAATCTTTTATATTATACTCACGATCATTTATATGAAAATACATAGGTAATCCAGTAGATAATATGAATTGATGCATATTATTCCAAGGATTAAACATCTTTTTCTTATCAGTAAATATTGAGTATTTGCCTATATAAGGATCAGTTAAAGTTTCTTTTGGTGAAAAATCTATAAAATCTTCCATGTATCTTTTGTTTTTAGAAAGACTAACTAGTAGTAATTCACTTTCTATTGCTTCATTTCCATCAGGTAAAGCTAAATAACCTATCATTTTTATTGTTTTAAATTGTTAAAAATCCAACAATTTAATAAAATAATTATTAATACTAACAGTTATATTTCAACTTTAGCATATATTTTTTTAGTCCAACCAATCATAAAATTTTTACCATCGTTAATTTGTACTCCTCTTGCTGCATTCTTTTTTGATACAACCCCATATTTATAAGATTTATCAGACTTATATAGTACCATATCACCTTCTGCTGCAGTTTCTAAACTACAAGGTACTAATTTAATCTTTTGATTAAGTCTTATTCTAGGTTCAAGAGTGTTATTCGTTATCTTTACAAAAACTTCGTTATTAGTTTGCAATTCTTTTATAATATCTTCTTTATTCATATCTATAAAATAAAAAGCAGCTAAAGCTTTTACACTTTAACTGCTTTTAGTTAATTAGAATGTATTTTTTTTACTTTTAAACTTATGTTCAAACACAAAGTTTACATCATTTCTACATGATACTTTAATTAAATCGTGATTGTTAAAATCAATGCTTTCAATAATCATATCACTATCCTCATGACTTTCATAATTAAGGATTAGTGAACAACTTGAATAATTATTGCTACTAGCATAATTGTAATCATCTAGTGTCATCAATTGATTATCCATAACATAGGTTTTAACTTGTTCTCTATCTTCTCTGCTCAAATCACCAAAATATCCGTGCTTAAATATTTTTGCTGTTGCTAAATTTAAAACACGCATTAAAGAACTATGTTGAGTACGGAATATATCTATATATAATTGATCATCATGTAAATTAGTATAAACTTCATTACATTTATATAATGAATCGCCAAATTTCTCATGCGTTACATAATGTGAAGCCTCAGAAGAAACGTTAAGATGTTTTACAACTGACTTAGCGTCTTCTTCAAATAAATTCATATCTTTAATAATAGTAATAAGTATATCAAATGTTACAATACCTAATTTTTTAAGTTGTTTAAGTAAATCATCCCTATTATCTTTATTGATGAGTAAATCATCAATTACCTCATTAATAGTATTTAGTTCTAAATTCTCATAATGTTTTCTGTATTTAATTCTACCTGGTCTGTTAATCATAAAATCACTTACGAGATTAACATCGTTAACTGTAACTAGAAATACTAGCTTAGTAGTTAAATTACCATCGAATAATGATAAGAGATCAATAGGCATTTTATCCTTAGGATAAATCTTTTCGAACTCATCAATAAATACAATACATTCTTCAAATACAGGACTAGATAAAAATTCTATAAAGTTTGATCCGTAAAAAGCTTCTGTTAATATTAAAACAGGCTTCTTAGAGTCTACACAAAACTTTTGAGCAAGAATTGTTTTACCTGAACCCTTAAGACCACTTAAGAGTATACCTAAATTCTTATGTGAATTTTGTTCATAAGATTTTAACCATCTTTCAGTTATAGACACATCACCATACACTTTGGACGGTAATTTAAAACCAGTTGTTTCTACAAGATAGAATTCATTATTTCTATCCTGTTTAATCAAATAATTTTTAGGTCCAACATTACTGAGTTTGTCACCTATACCTGATACGGAACCAATTCTTATTTGGCCATCACCTAATTTGTAAAGCATTTTTAATCTTGTTTGTCGGTTTGTAAATTTTGATTCATAGCTAAACTTTCGTTATAAGTTTTAAAGAAATCATTAAAAATAACGGATGCTAAAATAAATGATAAATCATCTCTTGTAACATCAGTATTAACTATAGTTTCTAATACTTGCGTAAAAGATAAACTTTCGTTACTTTTTATTAAAGTATCAATTGAAGACTCAATTAATGCTCCTTTGACCTCAAGTTGATCAAAATCTTCTTCAGAAATACCTAAATTAGGTTCATCAAATTTAAAATTCGTTTCCATTAGTTTTTATTTAAATTGTTTAATAATTCTTCAGATAGTATAATTCTTATCATATCTATATTGTTTTGGTAAAAAGATATAATATCATCTTTTAATTGAATAGCTAATACAACGGCTAATTCTTCTTTAGTTAAATCAGTATTTAATTCTTCTACTATTTGAGATAAAGAATAAGTATCTTTTTGATTTTTGTTAACAAGTTGAGATGATATATTTAGAATAATCTTCTTTTTTAAATACTCAAATTTTACTTGTAACTCTATCAGTTCTTCTGGTGTAATACCTAAAGATTGTGATATGTCGTTTTCAGTGTGTTTAAAATTAAAAGTCATTTCTTTTTAATGTTTAATTGTATATTAATAAATAATAATTCTAGACTAAGTCTTTTATTATGAGATAAATGATACCTTACAGAACACTCATCTATCAAACTTAAAACTTTAAATAAAGAGGCAGAACCTATTTTATCAAACTGGTTTTTCATTCTTTGTTTTTGTTCTTCAGGAATGTACACTAATTCAGAAATTTTATCATTTTTTAACATGAATAATTTTCTAAAATAGACAGCACTGTTTGTCATTATATCTTTTATATCATTACCTTCCTTGATTAACCTATCAAGTAGAAGCATCATGTCATCCATCTTACCATCAATCATAAAGTCTGTTAATTCTGTAAAAATAGAATCATCAATGTAATTTAACACAGATTCTAATTCTTTTAAATTAAGAGAATCATTAGTAGAAAACATACATTTTTCTAATAATGTCAAAGCATCTCTCATAGATCCATTAGCTTTCTCAGCTATAATGTAAAGTAACTTTTCTTCATAATCTTTGTTATAATCTTTACATATTCCACTCATAGTATTAACTATTGAGTTCATGCTAATATTATTAAGATTAAAAACAGTACACCTTGATTTTATAGTATCAGGTATTTTATTAACTTCTGTTGTGCAAAGAATAAATAAAACATGCTTATATGGTTCTTCTAAAGGTTTTAAAAGAACATCAAAAGCTGCTTTACTAAGCATATGTACCTCGTCAATAATATAAACTTTTCTCTTAGAATCATAAGGAGGTATCTTTAATTGTAAAACTAAACTCCTTACATCATCTATGCTGTTATGAGATGCAGCATCTATTTCATGAATATCTATATTAGATGTTTGAAGTTCATTAGCAACAATTCTTGCTAAAGTTGTTTTACCTGTACCGTGTTTACCAGTAAAAATGATATTAGATATTTCATCTTTTTCTATCATCGATTTTAAAACTTTGATAGTAAATGATTGATCTTTAACATCATCAAAAACTTTAGGTCTATATTCATTATATAACATTAAAGTTTATCTTGAATTTTAACCTTCTCAATATTATACTTTTTCATTTGAAAGTTAATATTTGAGAGTATTTGAAATCTATCAAATCTGTGATAAGAAGTTTCAACTACTTCTAAAAGATTACTGTATGCGTGAGCGTCACGAACTTCATTTAAAGTTTTGTAGATTTGCTTTTTTGTCATCGATTAATTGTTAATAATTGTTTAATTTGATCATCAGTTATTTCTACACCTACTTTCTTTAAATTATGAACCATATTTATAACTTCTGATATAAGATAAGGTTTATTATAATTATTTAAATTATTTTGATCTTTATATAAAACAGTATTACTTAATTTAGCATTTTTTATTTCTTTTAACATTTCATCTAAATTATAACTGACATTATTTTTATCTAATAAATCTGTTATATACTTAAGATCATATAATGATCTGAGTGATGCATTAGACGGTGTTGGTAAAGATTTTAAAAATGGTATTTTATCAAATAATACAGTTTTTATTCTTAACCTTGCTGAAATATTTCTTTGTAGATAATATATCAATATTATATTAAATAAAAAACATTCAATATTTTTATCTTTTAATATAGTAAGTCCTATTTCTACATTATTAATATCTGTGCTGGTTAACAGTTCTTTTACTGCATCGTAATTAAAGTCATTTACATTATCTTTAGTTGGATTTTCTAAATGATAATGTAACTTAGCAAAATATAAATCAGACATAATTATTTTATCTTTAACTTTACTTAACATGTCAATACTGACATTTTTAAATTTTTGATCAATTATAATACATCTTTTATACTTATCGCTACTATTTACATAATAGTAAATTTTGCCAGTTTCTTTATCTTTATATTGTTGTTGAATAAAATAATAAGAACTTGACCATTCACTCTTAAATGAAGCGTAAGAAGGAAATATTAATATATCTGCATCATCAGAATTATCTACTACATTAAACTTATAATGTTTACTTATTTTCTTTAATTTAGTTTTACTTATATTATTACCTGACACAAGATAAACTTTAGAGTTTTCTTGTATCTGTATATTATTATAATCTATATCAGTAAAACTTGTATTTTTAAGACCTAATTGTATCTTTTTATTTAGAGCTATAAGATCATCAAAAGAAACGTCTCCAGTATACTCTGTGCGTTTAAAACTCATTTCAAAAGTTGTTGTGTAATGTTTTAAAAGATAAAAAACATATAGAAAAAATAATACATACTTTTGTACTGTTTCTTCCGCTATCGGTTTGTTTTCCGTACTTTCTTTCTTAATGGGTAGATCTCCGTAAAGATCTATCCATTTTTTATTTTATTTATTTTCTTAGTTACGTCTTGAACTTGAGAACTTCTTTTACTGATTAAATACTTTGTAAGATCAGCAAGATTATGACCTATTACTTTTTTATCTTCAGAACTAAGAATCTTTGTACAAATACCGATTAAAATCCTTTCCTCAATTAATGATAATGGTTCATTATCTAAACGATTTTCACTTACATCAAATTTATTTGAAAGATTTTTATACAAAGAAGGATAATTTCCTTTTAATATGTATATTAAATACTTTGTCCAATGATTTCCTGTATCATCATATCCACTAATAAAATGAAAATCAGGATAGTAAATATTTATAATATAAAGTCCTACCAATTCATTAGATAAATAAGCTTTTAAATCAGAGTCAAATATCTCAGATTTATAAAAGATTAATAAATCTTCTAAAGTTTTCAAATCAGACATGATTGTAAAAATTCATAACTACGAAAGGATTTGAACCTTCACCCACTAAACAAAGAACATTTAGTATTCTTTCTATTAAACTACGTAGTTTATATAAACTAAAATACATTTGGCTGAATTATTATTGATTGTATATCTGATCTTAGATTTTCTACATCAAAATCAATACCATTATTAAATAATTCTTGTTCTTCTTCATTATAACTATCTTTAGATTTTATTATATCATAAAGAATAGCGTGAAATATATCTATTTCATACTCATCATTTACAGAATTTTTTATAGCTTTATCAATCTCTTTAGAATATTTATCTCTATCATTAAGATGACTTAGATATTCTGTAAGAGATATTTTCTCTATAGCTATTGAGTTTTTTGGATTAGGATGAAAGTATTTTATAACATCCTTCAGTTTTATACCTGATTCAAAATTATGATTATAATAATCAACAAATTCTGACCATTTAAAGTTTTCAAGAGCAGACTTTAAACCTTTTCTCATTGAGTTAGGATAAGGAATATTTTTTACATCTTCTCTATTTCTCTTTTTTGATTCGTTTTCGTGGTAATAATTAATAATAGTAATTATATCTTTTACTTCATTAATTAAACCTCCCTGTTTGTTTATTCTCCTTGTAAATAAAAATTTAGCAAAACTCTCCTTCTTAAGATTTTTAATCAAATAAGATGAAGCCTGTAAGCATTTATTCCTATTAAAATGATGATCTCTTGCATAAATAATAAGTTTGGCTGTATATTCAACTCCAAATTCATTTACGCAATCATCAACCAGTTTTTCAACATCATGATCATTTTCTGATCTATTTAAATAAGAATAAAGAAAAGTGTCAGTTTCTAATTGTAAGGTATTCATGTTACTTAGTATTTGAAAAATATAAAAAAAGCCTATCTCTTTTTTGAGACAGGCTTTAGTTTTAAATATAACTTTTATTTTTTTCAGGAAATTCTAGATCTAATAAGCGTAAGAATCCAACTCTATACCTGGGATTACAATTCATGTAAGTTTGTTTTAGAGTTTCCCTAATTAAAGCATAAGCTTCTATAGGATCAGATTTACTTTTGTCGATAACGACACTCATCAAATCTTTACTATCTTTTACATTTAAAGCTCTTTGTACTACTCCAAGATTTCCAAAATGTAGCTTAATGTGAAAAATAATATTTGCAACATCTTGATCGGATATTTCATACATTTTCATGTCATCCCACCAACTTTTAAATATTCTTTTTACGTCTTCTTCTGTAAGACTTCTAAGATCTTCAACAGTTGCTGGTCTTTTTAGCATATGAGTCATAGCGCATGCGCTAACGTCTCTGTATGTTCCAACAAGATTACCTTGTCCACAACCACAACCAGTCCAATTACCAGCGTCATGAGGATCAGGGTTAACGGTATCATCATTCAAAGATGAAGTTAATTTTTTACGTACAGGTAGTTCCATATAAGAATTAAAATTTATATCTTTTAATTGTACTGTTGGTACTAAATTAACCTTTCTAGGTTGAATAACCGGTTTCTCTTTCAAAGCAGTGTCTTGTTTTATTACCTTTACTTCTTGTCTTATTTGTTTAATTTCTGGTAAAGAACTGCTCTGAGATAAACTTGCTATACCAAATAACATGGTAAAACAAATTAATAAATCAAAAATTTTTGTCATTTTGTTAATTTTTAGTTAATAATGATGAAAAAAGGTTACATCTTATGTGCTAAATTTAGCTATACAAAAGTTTCGTTTCGGTCTCGTCAGTAGCCGATTTTATACTCTCCCGAAATGAGTTAAAAGTAAAGATATGGAATATATCCTTCTTTTTATGCTAAATTATTCATTTTCTAAATTAACACCAAAGATTTCTTCAGATTTTACGTTTAAGAAAAACATATAATCAAACTCTGAAGGATTTAATATAAAAACTGATAATTTAAACATTAATGATTTTATAGTATCAGTTCTAAGTTCAATTAGGTGAGGTGTAACACCACAAGATATTACTAAATGATGAATATTATCATCATTTACTAATTTAAATGTGCTTATTTGACTTGTATTAATTGCTAAAGTGTGATTATTTTTATCTTTAGCAAAAATAAGTCCAAAATTTTTATCTTCCATAGGTTTTTTAATTAAAAAAGGAAGAGGAAATTTATCCCCTTCCTTTTGATGTGTAAATTATATTTTTTTCCAAACTTGATTTTTAAATAAAAACCATGAATTATATTTTTCAATATCTTTCATAATTTCCATAGTTATTAATTCTTTTTCATCTACAGGATCTTCATTTATAATTGAAGAATCAATTCTATTTGCTTGAACTATTTGAGAAACATTACTCAAAAGACCAACAAAATAATTTTTAACAAATTCAGCTGCTGATGTTTTAGCTTCAGAGTGAAACAACATAATAATTGTTTTCTCTGCTTCTGTCTCAGCATTTACTACCCATCTTAAATCTTTTCTCTGTCTTGCATCAGAATCTTTTACTTTCTTATAGACAGTTTTAACTACAACTTCAGGTTCCCAACCTGCATTTAAAAGATGAATATGTAAATCATGACCATTCTGGGTATAATTGGTTCTTACATGATAAGTATTACCATTGATATACCAGGTTAAAACTTCTTTCATTTGTAACCATAGGCTTTTAAAATCCATTTCATGAGCTTGCTCATCAATCTTGATAGAATGTTTTACAATAGCTCTTAATTGAGTTACAAGGTTTTTTGTTAGTAACATTTCAGTTTTCATAATAAAATTATTTAAATTGATAAAAAATTGAGTTAATATCTACAAAATTTGAGTTCCTTAAAGTTTCAGTTATAGCAGCCATAGCTTCTTTAGCTTTAAATTCATCAAGAAGATTAATTTCAAATATACTGGTCTTTTTACCATGAATATATCCTTTTATAAAAGAATCTTCTCTAATAATTTGATCCGCTTTAACTACTTCATCATTATTTACTTTTACTATCATTAAAATATTAAATTTGTTGAAATGAAATTATTTACATCTCTTTGCGGTAACAAATATGTTAATGGCCAGAATATATCAGGATTAGTAATATTTCTTATTTCTAAATCAAAAGTTTCTGGATTATAATATATTTCATATTCACCTTCATATACTCTTTTTAAATTAAAGAGATTTTGTATTTCGCTAAAATCAAAGTTTTTGTATAACAAGTTTTTTATACATTTGCTTAGTTTCACCATATAAGATTCTATTGTATATGAACCAATAGTTACAGAATTTACATTTATGTTATTTACTTTAGCAATAACATCCTTAGAATTAATTGCATTATTTCTAATAAAATTGACAATTCTTTTGAGTAAAAAGTTATCACAAAAATCTTTATGATAAGCTTTTAAATTTGTAGAAGATAAAATATAAGTCATAAAAGATGATTCTGATATTTCATTTGTTTCTAGTTCTTTGTCAATTAAATAGTTAATTAATGTTTGTAACCCGGAATGTTTATGATAAACATATAGTAAAGAACATATAAAGTCTGTTTTTTTAAAAATATGATCATAAGTATGAATAAAAATACTTATGTTGTCAGATGACATCTTATCAAAAAAATTATACAGTAAATCTTTAGCATCTACTCCACTTTCAAGAAATATAGGTAAATCGTTAACCATCCACATATTAGCAGCTTTATCATGATCACAGATATCATCAAAAGTTATACTTTTTAATAATAATCCATCTAAACTTAATAAGATTGCTGTTGTGGGAGATACTTCTACTTGCATTTTATCTTTGATTTGCAATATCAGTACTAATAGTTAAACTAGGAGCTTCCCGCGGTTCTTCTATTTCTCTGGGAGCTTCACGAGGTTCTTCAATTTCTAGTGGTAGAGCTTGTGTCATAAGTTGGTGCTTCTGAAGGATTGTTAGTTAATTGTTCTAATTTCTTTTCATTTTTAAACTCATTTGTTAAAAAGTCAGAATGATTTCTTGCTATTTGAAACGCTACTGGGTTTAAAACCTTAAGACAATATTCAGATAATTCATCTTTACTTTCAAATTCACCTGAATGATACATTTCTTGTAATAAATAATTTAATTTATTATAAATTTGATCTTCTGGAAAATTTAAAATGTCTTCACAAAAATACAAATGAATAAAATCTATTGCTAGATTAGATACATTATGTTTTTCGATTTCATCTTTAAAATTAAAATGAAGTAAACCTCTTAAATAGTTATGAAATAAAGAAGAATATAAAGTACCAAATATAGAAGCAGTTAAATGTTCTTCATCTAAATTTAACAACTTTATTTGATCCTTCATATGACTTAAATTAAATCTACCAGTAGCTTTTTTCTCTGTATCATCATAAATGGTGGATGAAAATCCATATTCAGATGGTTCAAAGTTATCACTAATTTCAATATCAAATTTAAACCCATACTCTTTTAAAGCTTTATGTTTTAACTTAGTAAACACATAATAATATTCTTGTAAATGTGAATCAGGAATATGAGAAAACTTACTTTTTATATCTTTTATCATTTTTTTAAAAAATTTAAAATTAAAAAATGAGCTACATTATTATCTTACCTTACTCTGTTATCAACACACGGTTGTTTTTCAAGCTGATTAAATGTAGCTCGTATCAAAAGTAGAAAACCTAGACTACTTTTTAAAGTTAATTAGTAGCTTTTCTGATCAGTTCATAACGATTAGATTTGTGTAATCCCCATAAAGATTGATAGACATCAGCTATTTCAATATCTTTAAAGTTAGTTAAAAGTTGTTCAATTTGTGAAGGATTTGGTTGTACCATAAGTACATTTTCTATACCTTCAAAGTTTCTTATATCCGATGCTGTATTATAAGCAACGTCAATTAAAATAACAAATGGTCTAAAACCAAAATACTTCTCACACTTGCTCATAAAATCAAGCATAGATGTTGTAGAATTGTATCTGTTATTAAAATTACCATCACTAATAAATGTCCATGCTGGAAATGCCATTAATAATTCAAGATTTTTAGCTCTATCTCCAGAGTTAACCCACTCATTTAAAGAATCAGGAACAGAAGAAATATTAGTACCATTACCAGTTTGTTTTGCTCTCATAAATTGTTGAATTCTCTCAAGATTCTCAAGAAAATGTTTTTCAGGATCAAACAATGGTTCATTTATTCTTTCTTTATTCATAGCAGAAAATCTATTTAAAGCTACACCTCTTTCATCAACATAAGTAAAGAATCTAGCTTTTTCGCTAAACATACCCATTAATTGACGACCTTCATCTGTAGGATTCTTCATCAAACAAATAGTTGCCATAAATGCAGCAAATTCAAATGGAGTAAATCCATTTATACCACCGTAACTACTTTGCATAGATCCTGAATCATCAACAATAACAAGATTGTTAAATGGTAAATTTACTTTATCAAGAAACGGTTGAAGTTTAACTTTATCAACAGTACCGTTAAGAATACTAGTAAACATATCCTTAAAGTTTACAGCTCCAGTAGTAACTTTAGCTTCTTTCTTAACTTTTTCAAGTTTAATCATATCATCTTCAGTCGCAAGATTTTGACGTACCTTTTCTTCTAACACTCTTTGTTCTTGTTGAGCAACGTCTTTAGACTTTTCCCATTCAAGAAACCATTGTGAAAAATTCTTTGGCCATTTATCTTTAGGTTTATCACTACCATCTAATAAACGTCTTCTTACTCGAAAACGTGCATCTGAAGGTAATTTGTTAAGCCAATTAATAAACTGCTCACGATCAAAATCTAGAATACGTTTTGTAGAAAATACAACAGATTCTAAATCCTCATTGTATTTCTTTCTCCATTGGTAAAATCCTGTGTATTCAGTCCATTTACCATGATCAACATATTCCCATTCTACAAGATTAGAAACCATTCTGATAAAATCAGCTTTCTTTCTGTGATTAGTTTTTGTTAAATCTTGTAACTTATTTTTACGTTTACTTGTCCTAGGACGAGTAAGAAACTTAGCTACAAGGTGTTTATCAAAATCATCACCACTTCTAATAATCTTAGCAATGTATTCAGCAACTTGCTGTTCAACACCTTCAGTCATATCAATGACTTCTGTAATCTTTTTCTTACCTTTCTGAGTTTTTACACGCATACCAATTAAGTTATCAAAATTAGTATACTCGTTAAAAAGATTAGAAAATAAGAATTTAATATACTGTTGTGGTGCATTCTTTTTCATCCATTTAAGGACAATAATAAAATTCTGACGTGCAGCTGTACCACCAGTATCAACTTTGTTATTTTTAAAAATCTTGTGTTCACGTGCAGTAATGTCACCAATTGAAAATAACAAAGAATAAAACATTTCTCTTTTTTCCTTAGTATCCGCTTCTTTAAATGCAGATTGAATCATTTGTTCACTTATATACTTATCAGAGTTTTGATAAAGTTGTAAACAATGTTGCATTCCATTAAATGGATTCTCCTGTTTGTTTTTTAGTGTAACTTTCTCTACTTGCATAGTGTTAGGTTTTAAAAATGAAAAAAATAAAATACTATTACTAACGTTAACTTTATGAAGTTATTGTAAGTATCTTTTTTTTAATTTCTGTAGAACATTAAGTCCTCATACTTATCCCAAAATCTTGGATCTCTAAGATTTAAACAAGACATTAATTGTGTAGAATGATAATGTTCATCTATTTCGTCATCATTTAAAGTTAGATGTAAATCGGTTTTAGCCATCTTATAACATTCATCGAAAAATTTAACCTTTTCATCAATAGTGTAATCCTCTAATGGAACAGATAGATTTTCAATATCTCGATTACGATGTACAATTTTTCTTAAGCTATTCATAGCTATTGTGTAATTTGCGCTATTTGTAACGTTATCTGGTTGACATTCTAGCTCTTTAATAATTTCTTGAAGATTCATAATTTTTTTAATTTTAAAATTTAAGTTAGTGTTTTTTGCCTATTGATCTTACCAACTGATCTAATTAGATTAATCTAATGAAGGACTTGAACCTCCGACCTACAGGGTATGTTTAATTTTGTAACTAACTTGTTGTGAAAATGATTGGAATCGAACCAACGTCATACTTTAGAAGTACTACTCTACCACTGAGCTACATTTCCATAAATCACTTATATAATATGCTTAACCGTTTAGCTAAAAACCCAATGGGTTTTATAGGATTCGAACCTATATGAGTATTATGTTTTGTAAGTGACTTTGTTTATTTATTTAATTTTTAAAGTTTTCCATATCTGAGAACAATAACCTATTTGATAATGACAATCAATTATAGCATTATGTGTGTTTTCAGGTACAGGATACTCTTTCTTTATAGTACGATTAAAACTAACTAAAGTTCTAACACATCTTTCATTATAGTATTTCCAGGGTATAGGTTTTTTCAATTTATTATAGGCATCATTTAATAAGCCTAAATCAAATCTTGCACTATTACCCCAAACTTCATAATTAGCATCATTAAAGAATTTAGAAAAGTCTTCTAAAGCTTTCTCAATTGGAACAGCTTCCTTTGTAAACTCTTTTCTTGCTTCATCAGATTGTTGCATCCACCATAATACAGTAGAAGCATCCACTGCAAGACCTATGTCTAAACAACTTTGTAAATCTATTATTGTGTAAAATTCATCGCCTGTCTTACCAGTACTAATATCAAATTTTACAGCACCAATACTAATAATTGCTGAATTTGAAGTATTTCCCATACTTTCAATATCAACCATAATGTGTTTTAACTTAGCCATTTTATTTTAATTTAATTACCAATTTAAAGGGTTAATATCATAACGCCATAGTTTATATTTTTCAATAATACTAATTAACTTTTGTGCATAATTAGGATCAGTTGCATAGCCCGCAGATTTTAACCCATAAGCCCAAGATTCATAATTAAATTTTGATAAACTTCTAAGATGATTATATCTAGGTTTAGTCAATAAATTAGAATGATCTTGCCATGATTGATCTACATCAGAATAGAATTTAAATCTATCATTTGGTTTATCATCAGCATAAACTACGTATTTACCTTCACCTTTCCATTTAATACCAAAGTGATTATTAGCATTTTTAGCCAAATAAGATTTACCAAATTGACTCTCTAACATTCCTTGTGATAGCTTAATAGCTATTGGTATGTTGTACTTTTTTGATTCTCTAATTGCAACATTAAGATGATCATCAATGTATTTCTGAACATCATTAGGAAGTTCTACTTCTAACGATGAGAGATAAGTTGAAAATCCAGCTGTACAAAAGAATAATAACGAACATAGTAATAATATCCTTTTCATGATTTTTAGAATTAAGGTTTAAAAATTAAATTTATCATATAACACTTGTATAAACTCAATAGGTAAATGAATATTCTTTATACCTACTGCTTTCTTAAAAAACGGAGCAATGTTTACAGGATAATAACCAGCTAAACCACAACCTATTTGAGTTACTAAAAACTCCTTATCAGGGTTTTCTTTAGCAAAATCAATAAAGTCATTTACATAAGATTCTATCTCATGTAAAGGTAAATTCTTAGTTATTAACTTATTCATTGTAGGTATAGCATAAGTTTGACCTTGTAAACCAACAGATTTACCATACTTAGCACCCCAATTCATTGCTGTTTTAGCAGCACCTAATCCATGTCTACCTGCAATATTAGAACCAAATACAAATACTTCATTATCATTTAAAGAAGTAATATTATTAGGAGTTACTTTTATATTTTCATATAAATAGATAAGTTCCTTATATTCTTCAATTTCAGTTTCAAGTACAGTTAATTGATATTCTAATAATTCATTAAGAATTTTATCAGGATTGCGACGATAATACTCTAAATTATGTTCAGCATTTTCTAAACGTTTAAGAGTTATCTTATACTGTAGTTCATTCTCCAATACTTCCATCATTGTTTAACATAGAATTAATAGTATTCTCCATTTCTGAAGTATTAATTAAATTATAAGGTTCCATGTAAACTCTAGCTAAACCAAATTTAAGTTTAATTTGACTATAAGTAAAGTTTGGTACGGTTTCTTTAAGCTTAGTAAATTCTTTATCAAGATAATTAATAACGTTTAAATCATGAATTGCAAGACCATAATGACCTTTTTCTAAATGATCTTTCCATTTATTTTGAAATGTTTGTGAATCTAATAATTCTTGAGGAAATCTATCACCTTCCCAAAGGACAGGTTTTTCTAAACACTCAGTTATTTTTTCACAGAGCCATTCTAATCCATCTAAAGATTCTGCACTTATTGTAACAGGTTTTTCTATATAACCATCAGGTAATCCTTCTGAATTATAATAAACCTCACGAACTGAATAATAAAGTTCATTATCATGTTCGGTAACTAAAACTCTAAAATTAAAAGTCATTTTGAAATAGTTGGAATTGTTTGATCTGTTTTATGTTTATCATTACTTGTTGACATAACAGCTCCATTGCAGTTACAAAAGAATCTACGTTGTCCGTATGCCCAAAAAGTATAAACTTTACAACCTTCTGCTTCAAATAATAATTTTACATCAAAATTTGAATTAGTACTTTTTATATGACCAATTGAAGGATCATCACAACTAATAAATAATATTAATACTAGTAAAAATGTAAAAATTTTCATATTCTTCCTTTTGATATATCGTTTAACAATAATTTACCTAAAATAAAACCAACAGTTGTTACTATAGCATTTTCAGTTCCAAATAGAACACAAGCTACCATAATAATTAACAAACCTAATAAAATAGCAAGAGCGTATATTAAAATATCATTCATAGTTTTTATTTTTTAAGATTTAAAATATAATTCCCCTGGTTTCAAATAATCATTTGAATAATTATTTTCTACGATAGTAACCATATTACCATTTTTTAACCCATCGATATAATATTTTGCATATTGATCGTCAGATTTTTCTAATTCTTCTAATACTTTTGTATTATCTACTCTTGTACAACCATAAATTGGTGTATGAGTAAATGCAATTCTGATATTAGAATCAGATAATAAATTGCGATAGTAGCCTTTTGGTGCCATAAAATTAAGATTTTCTGTTAAATGAAATGTTTTCTAATACTTTTACATCTTTAGGTTGCCACTCCCATATTTCACCGTTATCTTGAATAACAGTAAATAGTTTGGAAGTTTCAGTACCATATTCAGTAACTAACCACATAAAACCTTTACCTTTTGGTGTAGTTACTTCTACTCTATTTTGTAATTCTAATATTATCATATTAATCTACTACTCCATTACCATAGTAAAGTTCAAATGATTTCTTTTTATAATCATCTGACTTAAGCCAATCACTATATTTATTTTCCCAATCTTTATCTTGAAATTTATAGTACGAACCATTACAGTAACGTAAACTATTATTTAATTTATAAAACTGTTCAAATAAATCTATTTCATTATCAGCTTCTATTTCTTTCTGTTTTTTAATCTCTGAGTTAACACTAGTATAACTTACTCTATCATAATAATCAAGTATTGCTTTCATCTAATACTTTTTTTACAAGTGGAAAAATTTCTCTTGTCTCTTCTTCTGCCCATGTTATCATCTCTTCTTCTTTGTTTATATCCCAATCATAAAGCTCAAATGCTCTATGCATCATTTCATGATTTAATAATAACATAGTTTCAAAATCTGATGTACATCTACTTAGATTTATAAATACAAAGAAATCATCTCCTGTTTTATAATCTTCATCTTCTTTAGGTACATAATTAGACCAACCTGCTATGTAAGCACTTTTTGTTGTGTTCTTATGTTTTATACAATCTTTATGTTTTAATCCGTGCATTTCTTCAACACCATAATGCCAAAATATACTACATGGATTTTTACTTAACAACAATGTGTAAGTTTTTCTCTTTATTTTCTTAATATTCATTATTTAAGATATAAAATCTTATAAATTTAACTGTCTTTAAACTTTTTATCATAGTATTGTTTACCTAATTCAGGAAGAAATTCAGTTCCAAAATGATCAGGCATCCACATTGCAGCATCTATTATTTGCTGTTTTTCCATTTCTTTAGCATCGTAACACAAATCATAAACCCAAGTAGGTATTTCACCCATATCTTTATTATCAATTTGCTGTATCAACCATTCTACTGCTGTCATAAGTTTGCGATTTCTGTTCGAACTTGTTGCCAATATTCTTTTTCGTTTTCATCAAATAAATGAGCACTAAGGATTTCTTCTACTGTAATCAAAGCGCATTGCTTGGCATTTTCTTTTTCAATATCTAGTCTATATCTATGTGTTTCAGGATCCGTACCATCTGTAAATTTTCTAAATATATTAACTAACTCTATTGCCTTTTCTTTCGGTGTCATTGTTTAATATCTTTACATTTTTTACGTATAAATATTTTTAGTGTCTTACCGTCATCTTGTAATTGTAATTCAACTTGATTTGTTGAATCCCAATTTACATAACTTCTTCCATTTTCATCAATAACTTCTACTCTATTTACAAATAAAGTATTAGTAATTTGAAATCTTTTTCTGATTTTATTAATAAGTTTAGTAATTTTTTTCATAATTTTTACTTTTTATTTGTTATTTAACCACATTAGTTTTTTTATTAAAAACTTTATTTCATTCTTTTTATATCTTAATTTTTTCAATCTTCTTAAAAGTATTAGTTCTTGTATTTCTTTTTTACTTTTATAAGATTTTGGTTTAGGTTTATAATTAGTAATAAAATAAATTAAACAAAATAAACTAATAGGAAAACTAAATAAAATCAATAATACTATAAATGGACCAAGAACACCAATTATTAAGTTCATTAGAATCTATATAATTTCATTACCTCATCATCACAAGGTAAAAGTTTTTTAATGTCTGGTATAGAATATACTTTATCACCATAGTCTAGGACATATTCTTCACCTTTTTCCTCCCAGTGAATATAAATTGCCCAATCACCATAGTAACTTTTCTTAGCTATCCAGATGAGATTATCACCTTTGCGAGTTCTACTAGCAGTAATACCTTCGTGAGAATTAGGAACGATACCTTTAGCTATAATAGAATCATTAGGTATTTGATTGTATTCGTTTAAAGTCATTTTATTCTATTTTTATCGCCATTAGATGTTAAGTAAACATTTAAATCTTTTATTGACAAAGAAGCATCAATATTTTTTTTATCATCATCAGAAAATCCAAATTTAGGTGCTAATCTATATTGATAGTTACCTCTTTTTATCATTTCTTTGTTTAATCGTTTAATTATTCCTTTTATTTTCTTTTGAAATAACTTTATTTGTTCTTTCTTTATTACTTCTGGTTCTTGACCATTTTCATTAAGATAACCAACAGGATAAAATAAACAATTATCTAAGTATTTATTAATTTCTTCTTCATCATTAGTATAGATTTCATGTGCTTTATCTTTTCTTTTCTTTAAAGATTCTATTAGTGTATCTTTTGATATACCTTTATAGTTATTATCAATAAATAATCTAACAGTTTCTCTAAATACTTTAGGATTATGACCACGTGCAGTTATAATACCAAAATAAGCACCACTGTTAAGAGCTTCAACAAAATCATTCCATGATGGAGCTAATTTAGAATTCTGTACAGCTACTAAAAATGGTATAATACCACATCTAAAATCTCTAAATGGTTCAAATGTTGATAATCCAACACCTACATGACCATTGTAATCAATAGATCCTTTTTTAAGCTTTTCTTTTATTTCAGCATACTCTGCTGTAGATATAGGAATCTCTTTACCAGTAACATCCATTAAATATATTTGACAAGGCATATAAAGTAAATTATCATCCCAATCAAATAAATAGTATTTAAGATATACTACTGGTCGATCAAATAAAAAATAAGAAAATATTGTTATAATTATTAGTGTAATTGCTATTTCCATTCTTTTAGTATTTTATAATAAACAAATTCAGAATCGTTCTGTTCCCAAGCATTAAACCCTATATTATAAGGTTCTGTTATTCTTATATGACCAAGAAAACCTTTTGCAGGTTTATTTTCTTCAGTATATTTATCAGGTAATGATGGATACCACAAACCTTTATAGGTATGTTCACCATCTACATCATTACTAATAAATTCAATTGGATATACATTATCAACAGGTAATGGATTTAAATGTCTATTTAAATATCCTTCTCTTTTTTCTAAATTCTTCATAACTAAATAATTAAATTGGATAAAAAAACTGGTAGGCAAGGTAAAAAAAGTAGCGACATAATAAATACATCGCTACTACTAAACCAAAATCTATGAAAACATTAAAACGTAAGTTAGTTCCTTTTTATTCACTTTCAATAATAATAAATTTGATAAATTGTAACTAACTTGTTGAGGGGAATCTCGGAATCGAACCGAAATAAAAGAATTATAAGTAACTAAATAAGTTACTACCTGACATTCCCCTTGTATAAATCACTATAATATTAAGCAGATATTGTTAAATCTTTGTAAGTGACTTTTTTAACTTTAAGTTGTCCAACCTTTCATTGGACTTCTAAATTTCTGTTGTTCTTCACCAGTTAATTTATAACGATAAAGATACTTTTTACCTTGAATTCTTTCAAGTTTTGACTTTTGTTTCTTTGCAAACTTCCTTGTTCCTTGTCCGTTACCAGGAAGATTGTCAATTTTTTCGTAACTGTTCATAACAAGATAATTTAAAATTTAAGACAGTTAATGTGGGAATTGAACCCACTACCGTTTGATTAAAATTCAAATGCTCTACCAAATGAGCTAAATTAAATTTTTGTAACTGTCTTGTTTGTGGCGAGGGAAGGAATCGAACCTCCGTTAAAAATAATCCTCAATTTATTTGAATTTATGAAGTTATTGTAACTAGCTTTAAGAAGAACTAGTTTAAGCCAACATTTCAACCTCGCCTTAAAAGAAGACACTTAATTTATTTATGAACATTGATATAATTAATTTATAAATGTTTGTAAGTGTCTTAAATTCTTTATTTCTTCCAGGTGCTTTTTATTTCATACTGGACCATATAATCTACTGTTTTCTGTTCATCATACATTATTCTAAGATTATTACTAACCTTATCAATAACAATGACATATTCTGTACCGTGCATATCTACTGCTTCAAATCTCCAACCAGTATCTTTATCATCTAATGGTTCAAACTTATTAATGAAGTAATTAAACTCAGCATCTGCACTTTTTTGATTTAAAGTAGTAAAATCTTTATTAAATTCAAATAGAAAAGGTTCATCAAACTCTTTTATAAGTTTATACTTTTCCTCTTCAAAATCATAATAAGTATAATATGATTTATCTGAACTAAAAAAGAACTGTGCATTAACATTAAGTGCACAAATCATAAGTAAAAATAACACTTTTTTCATAACATTACTGTTTAAAAGGTCAACAATTATATAATTAATCTTCATACTCAGAATAAGAATCAAGCTGTTTTTTAAGAGCAGTAATTCTTTCTTCTGGAGTCATTTTTTCCTGTTCAAGTCTATCAATCTCAGCAGATAAAGCTTTCTTAGCTTCAATAGCTTCTGCTTTTTGAGCTTGATGAATCTTATAACCTATCAATAAAGATAAAAAGTCTTTATGATCTTGTAGATCTTTTAACTTTCTTTCTTGATACTCAGTCATAGTCCATTCATCAGAATCTTCTAATTTACGAACTTGATCTTTTAATTTAGCATGCATATCTTTTAACGTATTAATAGTTAAATCATGCATCATTTGTTGTACACTGTATTTACCAAGTGTACCTGTGAAATATGTATTAGAAAACAAAAGTTTTGCTGATACTTTTTCTAGTTGGTCTTTATGTTCTTTTGTAAACATTTTCTTTTCATTCATAATTTGAATCTTTTTTGAGTAAATAAAAATCTATTTCTTCTTCTTCATTCAGATAATTTTCAGTATCAATATCACCACAATTATATGTAGGGTATTGTATATCTCTATCATTATCATGAATTGCTTCAAGTTGAGATGAATCTCTTGCAAATTTATCAGAAGCATTTATTCTAAAATAACATTCTTCTGATTCACACCAATACGTTTTATATCTGTAACCTAATTTCTTCATACAATGTAATTAAAAAGGGTATAGTGTTACCTATACCCTACAAAACAAACTATTTACACACAAAATTTTTACTTTGATTTAAATACTACTTTATCGTAATTATTTCTCATTTCAACAGCAATAACTTTATCTTCCTTTATATGGAATACAATGTTACTATTATTTTTAGCTGTAAATAAATAAGAATCACATACATCGCAATACTTGTTTCTTAGTTTAAACTCAAATAGTCCATACCATTCAAATTTATCATTCCCTTTATCAAAGTGACCTAATAGTGTGTCACCACGTAATTCATAATTTATGGTGTAACCGTTTACAGCAGTATCTAATACTTCCATAACGTCACCATTTTCATTTAATTGATGCATTACTGCACAATCTACTACAATAGGTTTAGGTTTAAACCCAAATAAATTACTTTTAGTAGTACAAGATACAATAAATGTAAAACAAGCTACTGATAAGTAAAATGCTGTAATTGTAAAAACTTTTCTCATTTTTGTTTTTTTAATTGAGACCAATAAATTCTTTTGTATTCATTCAACTTTTGAAGTTGAGCATCATTTAATTCTATTGTTGAAATAGAACTAGCAGCCATATACCATTCAGGTATTGTAACTGAAATATTAAAAGAGTTAAATTCTTCTTTAAACAGTTCAGCATCTTGTTGGGACAAGCAGATCATATAATCATCTACTTTGGATCCCCATCCTCTTTCAGATTCAATAATTTCTACTTTAAACGCATTCATAATATTCATTTTTTTAGATGAAATAAAAAGTTAATTAATTCGTTTACAATTTTTTGAAATTTTTCTTCTTGTGTTTTTAAATCAAAATAATCAGTAAGAACTATACCATAAAAATAATATACACCATTGTATCCAAAATCTCTTGGTACAAATGTCATCATATAAATATATTTTTTATGACTATTATCAAACTCCATTTTAAAACTATTTAAATAGTCAAATGTTAATTTTTCACAAAGATTATACTTTAAAATAGTATCATCAATTGATTGAATAATAAGTTTAACAACATCTATATTCTCTGGTACTTTTGATTTTAATAACTCAAGTAAATTTTGATACTCTGTTTGTGTTAACATAATTAAAATAATTAGTACACTCAACAGGTCTCGAACCTGTAACCTACAACTTAGAAGGTTGTTGCTCTTCCAATTGAGCTATGAGTGTTTTAGTAGTCAGGACAGGATTCGAACCTGTAACCGCAAAGGGTATGCTGTTCTATTGGGAAGCACGCGTCTACCAATTCCGCCACCTGACTATTATATTATGTTGCAAGAATTTTTTTTGTTCTCACCAACATTTTCATGCGTTTCAGATATGCTGATTCGAAGTGTTCTTTCCCTTTGAAGTTTTCTATTTCATTAAGAATTTCCGCAACACGGATTTCTAATTCATTAATTGCTGATAATTCACCATCGATTATCTTGGACTCAAGTTTTTGAATTTGTGAATCATTTTGAATATGATAATCCACGACAATTTGAATCGGTATGTTTGCGTGAAGTTCTTTTATACTTTTCATATTAATATAAGGTTTTTATCTTAATTTAGGACAGGATTCGAACCTGTATGGTGCTACCGTAGAGAGTTTGGTCTTACTTGCGTGCCTTACCATAAGTGGAGTGCTACTCCATACTCTATGCGTCTACCAATTCCGCCACCTGACTAAAAATGCGTTTTTAAATTATCCCTTGAACGCTAACAATGCCGACATACGATTCGGAAGGTCAAATACCTTATCTTCGGTCCGTGCAGATGCACCTACAGAGGGCTTTTTTTCCAATTAAATCCAATTTCAAAAAATGGTGTAATGTGTAATGCATAAACATTTGTTTTGTTATCAACATTACTTTTACTTACTCCAATAAAGAATGGAATTATCCAAAAAAATTTAGTTTCAATCTTACCTTTGTATGTTTTCATATTTTTATATTTTTAGTACCTAGAGCGGGACTCGAACCCGCACGGACATTCTGTCCACAAAATTTTAAGTCTTGCGTGGCTACCATTACACCACCTAGGCATAAAGAGAGAAGTTTGGGTTTCTCAAGGTTTCTGGTTAAGTGCAATGAGTGACGCCTGTCTACTACAAACCTTTTTTCGACAATTAATACACTCTACTTCTTAACTACAGCTAACGACTTCTCTCTAAATCTTTTGCAAAAACAGAAGGTAAATTATTTTTTTAAATAGTTTTACCAATAACTGACGAATGAGACCTGCACGCAATTTATTAGCATACATGGACTTTTTCCATGCTTAAAACAATAAGTTTCATAATTTATCCTTCTGCCAACTTGCAAGTTTATCTTAAACGAAGAGATTTCAGTATCCAACGCCAAAAGTTAAATTTTACTTTCTCTTCAAGGTTTTCTTTTTCATCGTACAACCAAAATTTCATATAGTTGGTTTTTTAAAAACAGTCCGACTTTTACATCGGACTGTCAGCGTTAAGTTCAGTTGTTCATATCGCCCATCCATGCAAATATGATTTCTTCAATCGCATCAGAAGTATAACGATTACTAACTAAATTGTAATCGTATATATCTAACGCATAGTATATATAATACGGTAAATCCTTTATATTCATATTGGATTTATGGGATTTAATCCCTACTCTCTCTTCATATTTATAAAAGAAAGTGTTTAGAAGAAATTCCGCATCATGAGCAGATATCATTGATCTGCTATCATACTCATGTGTTTTAAAGTTATCTATTTCTTTCAATGCAAATTGAAATTCGAATGGAAACATTCGATCAATCTGCACTTGTGATCGCATTGTTACAAATGCGTCGTAAAATTCGCGAGAATAATGTAGTTTCTTTTCCAATGCTTCTGCTTTATCTTTGCAGATAATCATAATACGGTACTTTTTCTCACCTTCATAGATGAATTCTTCTACCATAAGTTTATCTTTAGGAAAGATAGACTTAATCTTAAAGAGTTCTGGTGTTCCTGTAGACATTATTTGAATACAAGGAAAGTTGTTCTGTGAGAACGCTACTACAGAGAATAGCATAATGATTAAAGTTAATACTTTTTTCATGACTTAATTAATTAAAAAATTGAATAAAAAGATTAAATATATAACCCGATTTTATAAGCCAAAACCGGGTAAAAAGCTTAGTTCTGCGATACAAAGTAGTTTTGATGTCTATCAGCAATTAAAGGTGCTGGTCCTACAGATACAACTTCATACTCAAATTTATTGTCAAGCATCATAATAGCTTTCCAATCAAGATCTTTTTGAAAGTCAGTGTCATGTTGTAGTTTAAACATAAACTCGTCATCAATAAGTTTATATTCTGCCATACCTTTTACTTTAATAATATAGAATGTCATAAGATTCTTTCTTTTTTGTATCTGAAAATTTCATATACATACTCAGCAGATTTCTTAAGATGTTCTATACACATCTCGTCTGTAAGTGGTTTCATCTTTACTACACTAGGAAGTGTTGCTTGTTCTTTCTTACGAACAATAGGAGCAGGTTTGTTCCCTTTATTGTAAGCTTTAATTCCATCATTAACATAGAATATAACTTCTTCAGCTATATCCATTGTAGGTTTCTTGTTACTCACCCAAGTATACCAATGACTTTTCTTGTTATTGGTTGGGTTTTCAACTTTCTCAATATACTTTAGTTCCTTAAGAACTTTTAAAGTATTTCGAGTGATTTTAAACTGTTCAAGAAGTTTTGAAATCTCAACTCCTTTTTCCTTTTTCATCTCTATCTCAACCATAAAGTTGAAATATCGCTGTAGTGTGTTTCCTAATTTCATTTTGTGATAAAAATTTAATGATAAATAATATAAATTCGACGCAGAGGCAGGACTCGAACCTACAACCTTTAGTTTATGAGACTAATGAACAGCCTTTGTTCTTCTCTGCATTATATGCTCCCAACTATCTCACGACTGTTGAGAGCTAACCACTTAATCTGAAATCTTATGGTCAAACACGACTTTACCGTCGTGATTACCAATTATCACCATCATTAAATCAACACTTTTTGGTGCTTTTTTGATCATTCTTCCATACGTGTCAAATGGCACGTGTATATGGATATAATCTTTAAATTCTTTAGGGTTATACCCTGCATTTCTAACCTCAGTTAAATAATCTAACCTGTACTTTTCAAGATTACTCTCGATAACTTCAGGTCTTACGTCCCAATAGAATGCAAAACACTCTACTTCGTCATCAGATCTAATAAGATCCGACAATGATGATGCATAAGGCGTTTGAGCCATTGCGCTAATTCATAAATCTACAAATTTTAGTAAGATTAAAAAAATTAATTAATTCCCCTCTGCACTCAGTTGTAATAAATATATAGAAGCCGAGTTTTTACACAACAGATTTTCTACGTGTTCGTCTATTACAACTGTCAGCCCTTGGGAAGCTGAAATGATGCATTAGAATTAACAATTGATGTGCTAAAAAATAGACGTGTGGCAACTATACACCAACTGACACACTTTTTCCTTCAATTGTTAAAATTAAGGTTAAGATTGTGGTGAACAGTAGAGGAATTGACAACATACCGTTCACACACAATCAAATTTAACTGAGTATTAGTTTTGGTCCCGATTGACTCAGTATAAGGACACAACTTTTTTGTTACATAGATTGAAATCTTACGGGATTTCGATTTTAAATTTAATTAATCTTTTCCATCATTGTGGACAATGCCACAGCTGACAGAAAACAACCTAAAATTATTACACTACCTGTAAAATACACAAGTGGTGTTTGTACTGGAAGAAGTTGTGGTTCTCCCATTACCAGTATTGTGAGGACAATAATCATCACAAACATACCTACAAGTAGGCTTCTCATTAAATTCCAAAATGTTTTCATAAACAAATAGTATTATAAAAATTAATAAAAAAAGGAGCGTGCTAATATACACCAATCTTCTCCTCAATGAAAAAAACTGTCTACATCTTTACCCAGGCAAGAACAGTTGTCTTTGTTCCTGTCTTGTAGTGGTGATCATGCCACAATTTATTATCTTCAGTTGTTGCACCGTAATAAGTACCATCTGTCATCAGATGAGGATGATAAAATCTCCCATCTTCCTGTAATGGAACTTCTTGGTATTGTTCATACAAAACTGGATCATTCTTTTTATACCAATTATTACCTTGGTACATTAATAAATTATTATCTGATTTAAGTAATAATGCTGTTGTTATACCTTGATCAACTATTACACAGTCGGTTAAGAGCACTTGCTCATAACCTAACTTTTTGTATGAAGCTTCTTTTGCTTCTTCAATTGTTAAAACAGTATCAAATACTTGACCCCATGGTTTTACAATATGACCTGAAGATAACCAATAAGAATTGTCTTCAAGTGTTTGACCTGTAATTTCAGGATGTTTTATACCATGTTGGTACAAAGCACCTGAAATGTTAAACAACATCTTTAACAATGGTCTAAGACCATTTATTCTCTCGGCATATACATTTACAAAGTTTCCTTCGTGAATAAATGTACCGATAAACTTTTTATCAGCAGTTTTATTTTTGTAAATAAGCATGACGTCTGTTGCATCCATTTCAATATTTATTTCTTCTGCTTTTTCAAGGCGATTGCCGTCTTTGTTAAAGCATTGAAACACCACCCATTTGTTTGGAGAAATCTCCATTGGGTAAGTGAACCCTTGGAAGCCACCTTTAGTAGTAGCTACCATATTACGTTTGTAACACCTGTAAAGATAACCCTCACCTGAAATATGTACAGATGTGTTTACAGGCTTACCATCCCATTGAGAAATAGCTTTGTTTTTAATTGGATTTGCACCCATTGTTTCACACGTTTCAATATTTACGAAACATGTGTTAGTGCTGTCATACCCTTTAGTAAGGGTAAAATTGAAAGCTTTGCAAACAACTTCGCTGATTCCTTCAACAAATGTTTGTCCAAGTTGTCCTTTGTTTAAAATATTTCTTCTCATTGTGTTGACTCTTATCATCCTCACATAGGCTCGAGTTCTACCTATATGCTTATCATTATAATATGATATGCCTTGACGTTATACTTTCCTTGACACTATCATAAATGCATCATAACTATTTCACTCATTAGACTTTTCAGAGTACCAGACTAGCTGTTTAGTTACCAACCTGCCGAAGCAGGTATTTTTAAAACTTTTCTACTATACTTTGTATAGTGTTCAATGAAGAACACTTTTCGTAAATATTCATATCACTTGGAAGCCTTTCAGCTCCACTGTAAATCAGGAAATCTTGCATTCCTGAAAAATTTGTACCTGAAGCAGTTTTATAACGACCGCTTGAGGTTTTGTAGATGAACTTGAAAGTATCACCTACAATTTGATAGTACTTTACCATATAGAACGGCGAGATTTATTCACCGTTATGTAATTAGCTCTATCTTTAGCAATATAGAAACATACTGCTGGAAATAAGATAGAGAATATAAACACGTAAAACATTAGTAAATGGATCGGCATATTACCAAAGATCCAGAAAGAGCTTAGTCCAAGAATAAAGCTCATAATTGCCATTATACTTGCAACCAAGAATATAATGACGGAAATAAATACTTTCATGTCGTTAGATTAAAATGGTTTAATAATCGTCAGTCGTTGCCCAATAATTGTGGCAATTTTTACAACTCCATATTTCTTTCTGACGTTTAAAGAAATTGGAGCCATCATGTACAAGTGTACCGTTATCTTTTTGAATGATAAACTTATTATCAGTCAAACAGTGAGGACAGTTAGCTTTGTCAGTATAAACTAGAGAGTTATATAAATTCTCATCTAGTTTACTGACATCCCATGGTTTACTCATAATTAGTTTTTACATGCTGGTGCTATACACCAAAATGGAAATAAAATAAGCATAACCCATGTGCCCCATGTATAATATAGGGCAAAACTGAGGATAATAAATAACATTATTCCCCAGTTGTTACTGATAAATTCTTTTGTTTTTTCCATAAACTATTGGTATTATGAAATTAAAAAATAACCGTTTATCTGGGAACTTAGCTATGCACTCCTGTAAAGGTTGCTAAACAAGCACGGTTTGGTAATGCATATGCACCAGTTTTCTCTGCATATCCTTTATATTAAAATCCGTCTGTGCTTGCGAAATCTTTTTTACAAGATTTGCAAACGCGCACTTCCTTGAAAGTATGGAAGAAATCTCCTTCCATAGTGTAAGAAGTTTGTACAGGACCTTGTTGAATGACCTCTGTTTTAAAATAGTCCGCATCGCAATGAGGACAATTTGTTTTGTGTGTGAATACTAGAGAATCATAATATAATTCATCTAGTTTCGTTGGAAAACCGGGTAAGCTCATAAACAAAAGTATTATGTTGTTATAAATATATTAATACTGGATAGTACATACTACCCTTACACCTGTTAATTCAGGTTGTATTTTTACCACTGGTCCCAATTATCCCAGCTTAGATGGCATTCATAGCCAGTTATACTAGTAGCTTGTTTCCATTGCTCGTAATGAGCAGTTTCTTTTCTATTGGCTTTTCTGCAAGGTTGGTATTTGTATCGTTCTCCATCTTCAGGAGAAACACAAACAAAGATACCCATAGCTGACTCACAAATGTGAGTCCCAGCAGCAAATGGGTTTACAATAAAGTTAAAACCGCTGATCTCATCAACGGTTTTTGTAAAGTTTGTAAAAATCATAAACTAGTTAGTATTAAGAAGTTAGTTAATCAAATAGATATGTAAGGCCAATAATACGGTGATGTATAATTGGTAGTGAATGTGACAATGTGGAGAAATGATTGTGTGTGGGACTGGTAATATATAATATACACCAATCATTCGCATTTAATAACAATTAATCAACGAAAAACAGTTGAAATGTTATTATATTTAGTGCGCATTAACGTTTAGTGAAACGATTTAACGTTTATTTAGGTCACTAAAGAAAATACTATGCCGCTAAATACTTGGAACGCTTGTTGTCCCCCTGCGGGCGATTATCGCTGTGCTCGCAATCGGTTGCTATGCAACGGAATTATTAGCTTGTTAAGCGTAATTCGTTCAACGCTGTAAAGTTCCCAAAAAAAAATGACACTTTTCCTGTATGTCAACAACTTCTGAATTCAACAATAGAATTATATAGAAGCTGATATCATACCTATAGTGTTAATTTGTAATTCGAAAATGATTCGGATTAAAAAAAAGTATAGGCAAGGTAATGAAGCGAAGCGCCACGTACCGATCTTGATCAGGTAAAAAAACCTGATACATCTCTCAAGTCAACCCAACAAATTGATGGGTGCAACTCTCTAATAGTTGCTGTGAAGCAACATATCAACTCCATATCCACGTATGGGAAGAGAGATACTTTATCTTATTACTCCACTCTGCATTTACACGGGCTTGTGACCGTCCATTGGCTGCATTAGAGTATTTATATCAACAAAACAAAGAGGGCGCCCGACGGAGGAGGGTAAGGCGCCCTTTAAACATCTTAATATATCAGTATGAAATCCGAATGAAATCAGACATCTTTACGATGTCTA